TCTGGTTAATTAGTCGATCTTTGGTTTGGCCGCTAAAAGATGGATTTTCTAGAAGCAAATGCAAATGCGCTCTTAAACCAAAGAAAATATCTCCGGCTAGGAAATTGAATTTCTTAGAATTCTTTCCAAGAACGTTCTTCAATACGTCTTGAAACATCAAAATATGAGTTCCTCCCTCTACTGGGAGCAAGTTTACGTTGGATTTAATTTTTGGTGTCTGGGACCCAGTTAAATTATAACATAAGAGAACGAAAATAGATTCTGACCCGCTCTTATGAGAAATAGAAATGATAGAAGAAAACTCATCGTTGGCATCCAGGTCTCTTTTAAAGATTTCTTCTTTGGTGCAGGTAATAGAAGAGAGTTTTGAGTTCACATTGTACAGAAAGTTAACTCCTGGAAAGTGAGCTGCCGCAAGTTCTAATCTGTCTTTAATAAAATCCGTATTAGGAACCAGAGATGAAAAGTACTTTTCGCTTGGAATAAACGTCACTCGAGTTGAGTAAGGAATCTTTCCGGTGTAAGGTTCTTCAATTTTTTGGAGCAACTTGGAAAAGACATACTCATAGTAACATCTTTTACCATCTCGAAATACCTCCACAATAAATTTCTTGCTCAAAGCATTTACGGCAACTAATCCCACACCATGCATACCTAAGCTAATTTTGTAAGCTGTCTTTTTTCCTTTAAACTTGGCTCCAGAAAACAACTTACTACAAACTGTATCAATTTGAGTTAAGGGAATTCCTCGACCATTATCGTAAATAGAATAAGTGAAATTTGCAGAATCTATGTCAAGAAGTATAATCGTGGCATACCCTGCTTCGGCCTCATCTAGAGCATTATCTAAGATCTCTTCTACCAGAGAGGTTGGGTCTGACGTATCTCCAACATACATTCCCGGATTGGTCTGAATGTGCTCAATTTCTGATAGAACTTGTATGTCCTTGTCTGTGTAAGATACCACTCGTATCCTCCTTCCCCATATATACGAAAAAATAGAGAGAAGCAAGAGGAGTTTAGTTGCTTAGAAAATCTAGCCCTCTCCCTCTTGCTTCTCTTTTTTCATCTAGAATGGAATATCATCATCCCCTGCTATCATAGCATCTATGTCGATTCCAAGACCCCTCTTCTTAGGTTTAGAGGTAGGCGGTGGAGACACCGATGGAATTGGCGGAGGAGGAGTGGGTTCTGGACCGGGCTTGCTTGTTTCACTCTCTATGGGAGGAACGATCTCTTGAGGAGGGGTATCTTCTAGAGTGCTAGAATCTATATAGCCAGAAGACATGTTCTGGCTCCAATCAAATTTCTGGTCAAACTTAGAAACCAACGACGTAGCCATCTTCAATAGATCTTGAATTTGCTCCTTATCTAACTCTTTTACTTTCTCCAAGTGAAAACAGTCTTTATCTCCAAATCTAGTTGGAACTTTTCCAACTCGAATTCTAGTTAGAAATCGTCTTGTATTCACAGAGCTTCTTTCCAGAGCATCATCATGACTTGATACTAGATGCAGCAATGGCTCTGCTTGATAAATTTCAGATAAGTATTCATTTACTGGGCCGTACTTAATGCCTTTAGCTCGAATGAAGATAAAGACTGGCTTACCAGACTCATCGAGAATTACATCTCCATCTGGCTTGGTCAATAAACCAGCAACTATGAGATTAGATCTACATGGTCTGCAATACTCGACTGCCGCTCTTGCCTGAGAATTCTTTCCGCATTGCAAACCACTAGTCCCAAAGTATGGAGGATTGCCTTTTCGGTAGCTAAAACACTCAATCCTGGTTTGATTTGGATTGTTTGGATCCGGAACTTCTTTAACTAGGATCTGCTTAATGAATAGGATCGCCATGTAAACTTCGGATAGATTATAATCGAAGCCCCTGATCTGTAGTTTCCCAGGAACCTCCACGATTCCCTTGTGATTGGTTCTGCTAGCTCCGGAGATGTACACACTCTTCCAGAATTCCTCTTCTGGTGCAATCTGCTTCCGGCTGGTAACATCTTGATACATTTTTCATCTCCTTATCTTGTGGGTTTGAGTACAAAATCTGAGTAGCTGTAGGTGCCATTCGGCAAAAGAATTATATAGAACTCCTCGTTAAACCAGCATTGGATTTGATACTCGGCGAGTTTGTCAGAACTAAATTCTTTCTTAACTTTGCTCTCGAATTGAGAGGTGTCAATTCTAGATGTGAAGAAAGACGTGAAGATTCGAACTTTATTAGAAGTAATTGGTCCTCTCATCAATTTTGTGTGAGGGCAATACGCTACAAACGTAATTCCGCTTTGAACGGGATAGAAAATCTCATTCTTAACGAAGTACATTCCTGTATCTAAATCTTTAACTATTCGTTCTGCTTCTTGAATTCTTTGAATTGAGGTATGAATCCTACACATACTTTGGTCTGGTCTTGAGATGCTTTGGCAATCTGAACAATCTTCAGGTTTGATATCAAATAAATCGTAGTTTTTAACTTCCCTAAGCCTTAAGATCTTCGATCGATTGAGAAGAAATTTAACCAGCGTTATCGGATATATGATCCCATCCAGTTTGTTCTTGCAAAAATCTTCCGCTTTAATTTCATACATGATATGTTACCTCCCTTTCGTAAAGTTCATAACAAGTTATCCCTTTTTCGTAATCGAAAGTAGATCCAACTATTTGCCTCCTTTCCAGTTACTTTTCTTTTTCTAGCTATTCTCTCTGGTATGTATATCACATTTTCTCATTCCTCCTTTCTTTCCCTACAACGAATTTTTCGAACAAAAAATCTGCATTATATTAGATTCTAATCTCTCCCATCATCACCATTGAGGGGGGGATCAAAAAAGATCGCCCTCAATGGCGATGACAGGAGAGACATGTAAATTTCGAACAAAAAATCTACAAAACTTACTCTAAAAATCAAGACTATTGAAGATCTAGGCTAAAAGAGGCCAAAAGAAAGACCTCTCTTAGGCTAGACCTTCAATGGTCCTACGAATTTCCAATAATTAATATATAAAGTTAATGGCTTCCAAAACAGAATAATTCTAGTAGAAACTAACTAACTTCTTCAGAATTACTAGCTACATTTTGCTCAGATTTCTTCTCTGGAGGAGAAGGTATATTGACCTGAACCGGTCTAAGAGGATTATCAAGATCAAAAACCACATTCGCAGAAGGGGAGGGATTTAGATCGCATAGAAGCCTCTTCATAGCCGGAGGGAAATCTGGATCATCATACGTGAGAGTAAGCCTAGATTTAAACGTAAAATGGACTCCATCTGAGGTTTCTTGGACACCAAGAAACTGGCTTCTTTCACATTCAGCTACGAAACTCCCTTTCTTAATGGTTATCTTGCTCATTTTTCACCTGGCCTCCTTTTTCTATGTTTTCTTCTAAAACAAACGGAAATTCTTCTGAGTTTAAATCCATCCTCCGAAACAAATAATTTAAGATAACTATAGACTTATTTGTTCTTAGAACATAACTAATAAGGGGATTTCTAATCTTGGGTAACAAGAAAGAAAGCATTTCATAGATCTTTGTAAACATTTGAGAATCAATCTCATTCTTTTCGATCCAATTTCGATTAGCTCGAATAGATTTCCAAATTGGATATACCAAGTCCATATCTAAGCCATCTTCCCAATATACAATGCTTCTAATAATAAATTCTGCAGCGCTTTTATCAGCTATGGTAAGAAAGTCTAAGTTTGCTAATCCATATTTCTGCAACCAAGCTTCATACAAACAATTGGCTAGTTTAATCCTACTTTCTTCATCCATCCAACCAAAGATCACATCATATAGGGCTTCGTAAGTTGGAATAAAATCTTTGCTTGCTAGAGCATCTTGGAGTTGAGAAATATAGAGATCTTGTAAGCTTTGGTTAGCAATGTCATATGAATCAGAATCTTCATCATCTCGATAGGGATCTTGTGGAGTATCTAACCATATGGAGTCAATTTTTGTTATTTCCATTTGTTTTTTTGGCTCCTTTCTAACCCCGGCTCTTAGCCGGTTAACATGATACTTGTTAAATATGCTTTGAGCAATTCTTTAGGAGTATTTGTCTTTGCCTCAACAAAAGACGAATGTCCTGTTTGGATTATGTTACTAATAATTTCATTTTTTGATACAACATCGTCCGCTATTGGACCAAAGAACTCACTCAAAAGAGCTAAACAATTGTATCCAATGAGAACATACGTCTCAGCCTCGCCTAGTCTCTGACCCCCACCTCTCGATTTTCCTGCTACTGGTTGCCTAGTTTTAGATGTATACAATCCAGTGGACCTAGCATGGACCTTGAACTCAGCAATATGTTCTAGTTTATTAATATACATGTAACCCACAGGAACTGGGTAGTATGTTTTTTGGTTATCATAACATGGTAGCACTAGGTGGTATTTTGTTTGTAACCCAGCCGCTTTCAAAGCAAGTAAAATCTCCTTATACGTAGGAGCTTTAAATGGCGGAATAAGAATAGGAAAAAATTCAAACTTTTTTGTTTGTTCTAGTAACTCCCTAAATTGAGAGGGAGAAGAGGTTTGAATGAAACGAATTACCGAACTAGAATAACGCTGATTTGGAGTCTTATCTAATAAGGGAAGAATTAAACTAACAATTCTTTCTACATTTTGTTTAGTGGGGCTAGATAGAATCTTTCTTGCCATCCATTTAGAAAGAAGGCCCACATAGAGTTCATAAAGCTGACCCACATTCATTCTATTAACAATGCCAAGGGGGTTTAAGATAAGCTCAACTCTTTCTCCCCACGGAGTTATAGGCATAGAGTCTTCATCTTCAATCAAGGCAATCGTCCCTTTGTTACCATGACGATTAGAGAGTTTGTCCCCAGTGGTTATATTTAGCTGGAATCTAAGATAGAATTTCAATAGGGTCTTTTCTAATTTCTCCCCCTTGTTAGTTAGAATTTGAGAAGGACTGATATTATATCTTTTTCTCGTCTCTTGTGACAAACCATGTAAGATAGGTGGAGGATTGTTACTGAAACAATCAATTTGCATAATAAACCCACCTGGACTTTTCTTCACATAGAGTCCAGATTCCATTTCTTCTAATTCTTCTTCTGAGACTTGAAAGATAGATTCTAGATTACCAGGAACTTTCTTCAATAATGGTTCGCCTTTTTTGGTATCCGTTCCTTCTGGAACAATGTACACAACTCGATCATCTGGTTCAATTTCTTCTTCGATAACCAAGGAGTGGTAAGAAACCAACTTTTGTTGCTCAACTACTGAGCTGCTAATCACAATGGCATCTTCGAAGTTATAACCCTTGTACGGCATTATAGCGGTTAGAAAGTTTCTTCCTGTACTAATGCTTCCATAAGATACGCATGCCCCCTCAGCAATGATCTGGTTCTTTTGAACGATCTCTCCTGGAGACACAACAGGATGAAAAACAGATAGCGTATGCTTTCCACTCCCACTTCGTAGTATAGTAGGTCTTATATCAATAGAAATCCTATTGCTAGCGGATAGGCCATCTTTTTGAGATGGGGAGTATCGAACTTGCTCAATAAGACCGTCCTGTTGTTGTGTTTCTTCTAACACCTTAGTTTGGTTCTCCTCTCTTTTTTACGAAAGTGGTTGGAGAATAATACTATCTTGACTAACATTTAGAACCCGAGCTTTAGTAGGAGACCTCTTGACAAATTTATCTGACAAGTAATTGGTTAAAATTCCTTCATACCCGCTCATTACGGCAGGGGGCTCAGGATTGCTGAGCGGAAGAGCTTGTTTCATTTGCTGAGTTGCCATCATGACCCTGGCCCCATCATTCATTTCTATAAAGGGAATTAAAGAAGAGGTTGTGCTTAGAATACCAGAACCCTCACTATTAGACCCATCGCTCTTTCCAAATATACCCCTAGCACTGCTTATATAACTCCCAATAGCAAGTTGTTGGTTAATTCCGATATTTCCTCCTTCTGGGGTATCAACTGGGTCAATGTTGGAGTAATATGATGGATCTAAATTTCTCTTTGCCACTGAGACTGCTTCTCTTGATATGGCGCCCGTAGTTTTTCCTACGAACGTAACTTTCGTTATTTCTGCTAGTTCCTCTACTGGATTCTGGTATTCCATCTTAGAAACAATCTCGGAATTTCGAAATTGGGTTAGAACCTTATTGGGTTCAATTTCAAGTTTAGCGTTATAGTTTCCAGCTAAAATCTGCTCTCTATACAATGAGTACTGGGCTAAGATGTATTTTTGAAGATAATTAACAAAGATCTCAGAACTTCGAAGTCGATAATATGTTAGATCATTTGGCCTATGGGTTTTTCCTTCTGAAATTCCATGGCACATGTAGTATATGATTTGTGGAAGATTTACAGGCAAGTACATACTAAGAAGAATCTGTTTAGCCATGGAGTCAACGATATTAGATAGAATCTCAAATAGAACATAAACTACTCTTCTACTTCCAGACACGATCTCAATAATATCTTTGTATAAATCTTTGCTCTCGATTGGTTTATCTGTAGAAGATGGAAACTTTATTCTTCTGAATGAATTTGCAAATAGCTCTTGTTCCTTATTTCTTATGCCTGTGATTATAAGAAAGAGGTTAGTCGCAACTTTTATAAGCAACTCTCCCTCGGAAATATTTCTGGGTCTTTTGGTTTCAATTCGATATGATAACGAAAACAATTCAAGCGCCTCTTTAAGTCCCATGTAAGCACAAAGAACTAAGGCCAAAGGATACTGACCAGCAGCAATAAAGATACTAAAGTAATTGTAACTTCTAGTTTCCTTTAAACTAATCGTAAAGGTAGAATAGGCGCTCCTAAATACACTAACTCCCCTTTCAGGAAATGTTATTGGAACTATAAATAACTGGTTAACAAGAAGGTTAATCTTGCCATCAATAAGCATTCTACCATCTGATTGGACTTTTGGAATATAAATCTGTATCTTTTGTAATTGATTATTGTAATTTCTAATTGTAATCTGCAAAATTGAAATATCACTAGGAGAAACGTCATATTTTGATGGTTGATATTCTTTGATTTGATATGATACAATCTTTGTAGGAATATCTTTTGATTCCAGAACCTTGAATGTTTCTATTGAGTCCTTTATTAAGTTAGTTTCAAAGTCCTTTTTCCTCTTCTCAACTATATGGCCTGGTACCTTGTCATCTACCAGCTCAGTCACAGGAGCTGCTTTCACAACAGGATGGCTGGCTTGAGTTTGAACTTTCTCTGGTTCTAAGAACTCATCTTTTAGGTTTGTCACAAGTTTTGCTAAAACTTGTTTCTTTTCCTTGGTGGTAAGACTGGAAGCTATTCTGGCGATCCTGCTTGGATTAGGAATTGTCCTAGAAACGATAGACTTAAAAGCTAAGTCAATAGATTTGTGGACAATGGGTTCGGGTGGTTTTGAAATAAGAGATGGAATCTTTTTCTTCTCAGCATTAGAAGGCTCAGGAACCGAAGATGCATATACGAGAATGTCATTATCCGCGTCTTCCAAATTCTTTTTAACCAGGTAAGATGATATACTTTTTTGAATAACTTCCTGGTCTACTTCTGGAACTTCCTCATTCACAACCGGGGAGACAGCACTTGCAATAGTACTAGCATGTTGCTCAACTTCTTTGGAATCAAGATTGGATCCTTGTTTACTTGCTTCGGTTTTAATCATTGTAATTCGATTTAAGACCCTCACATAGTTCACGTCTCGGTCTTTAACTAAAAGACGGTATAAGACTCCTTTTGTCGGGGAAATTGTACATAACAACAAATCATCAAATGGCAACTCAGTTGGCTGTGTTTTTAGAAGTTTTAAGATTGGAAATAACTTAGAATTCATATAGTAGGGAACATTCTTTGATACATCTACCATATAGATCAAGACTTTTCGGTGGCGCGGAAATTGACTTAACGTAGAAAATAAGAACCTGGTAATAAATTGTCCATAACGCATTCTGTAGTTGGTGGGTTTAAACTTAATATCCATAGAAGAGAAAAACCAACTATAATCAATCATAAAATTGCGAGCAATCATACTTATCGTTGGAGTCATTTTAAGAGGAACCAACCTTTTCTTTCGATACAAAGTTATGAGCTTCGCAGATAAGAAAGTTCTGGGAATAACCGTGCTAGGAACTACAACATGAAAAGAATCAATCCTTCTAATTTTAAGTGCTTCGTAGTTTTCTAACATTGTGGTATTCTCAGGAAAGAAAACAAGCAAATAAGGCCTAGTTTTCGTATACGGAAAATAGACCTGAGAAACCACTTGGACATAAGGAATAAGTTGGTCTAGACGTCTAGCCACTTTGTTTTGTTTTCCTCCTGAGAGTTACTTCTTTGTAAATTTCCCCTGGATTTCTTTAAAATCTCCCGCCAAAACTTGCTCTAAGATACTAAGTTCTTCTGGAGATTTCTCAGATAGAAGACCTAACATAATACTTTTGTTTACATTCTCAAACGCCAGGCCTTGAAGCGGTGACTGAACAAAAACTACCTCTTTAATATTTAAGAGGATTGGTTCATATGGCTCAATTAGCCTAGCGGGTTTAGACAAATCTTTCTTTGCTCTGAGTACGTGGCTCACTAAGACCTCTAAATGGACTAAATCCATAGCCCCAAACGAGGAGTATACTGATACAAGACGACTTAAAAGATGGTGGGGGCCTTTCGTAATTTCTCTTCCAGATAGAAGACGCTGAACATATAGAACTTGTTTTTGAACATCGCTTATGGTAGAAGGTACTTTTAGTAGATCATCTTCCTCTCCGTAGCTTATTTCAATAACTTCCTCTCTTTTCACAACGCTAGAACCAAGTTGCAATTCTACAGGATAATCTAAAATGAGTTCTAAACGATAACCATCTGAAAATAAAACTGTAGCAATAAGTGACTTAACCCAGATAGAAGTTTCTTTTATTACAAGATTATAATTATACGTATAGAATGGATCTAAGACAATAGTCAATCTACATGGCATTTTGGTTATGAGCCGAGTTTGGTCTTGATACAAATACTTAGATAAAAGCGTCTTATCTCGAATCTCAAAATTGTTTTCTGTAATGTCTTTTAGTATATCTGGAATCTGAACATTGACCGTCCCACCTAAGTGGAATACTCGCATTATAAGCTGCGTTCCCCTCTCTCCTATCACTTGGGCTGCTATAAGCCCAACGTAAGGAGATCGAGTTTGCATCCATAAGTTACCATAACATGTATGACAAATCTTAGGACTCTTGCAAAAGATAGGACTTCGTAACTTAATTGTATCTCCATCTGCAAAGTTATCTAAGTCAAGAAATTCCACTTTCTTGGTCTTATCGTTTATAATAAAGCGACCAGAAAGACGAGATCTAAGATCTTTATTTAACTTAACCTGGACTGCTCTTTGTGTCCCGCAATCTGTAAGAGTCCTATGCAACTCAACAGAATTTAGAACGTAAGCCAAAATTCTAGAAAAATAACCTGTATCTGCCGTATTTATAACTCGGTTGATAATTCCGTATCTCGCTCCATATCCCATGTTAAAGTACTCATTAGGAGTCAAACCATCTGCCAGGCCCTTAGAGATTGTTGGTAAGATATTTCCCTCAGCGTCAGATACGGTTCCTTTCGCAGCGATAATCTGAAGTGGCTGCTGCCAAGATTTAGCACCTCCAGATTCCACGAGATCATATAGAGAAGAATCTTTAAGAAGCTCAGGTAACTCAGCTTTCATCTTTGTTAGGATCTTCTCAGCCTGTTCTGGGGTTGCCATTGCAAGCTGTTGTTTGTAATGATTTAATTTTTCGGAAACCGTTAGATCATCTAAACTTATTGAAGGTGCGAACAAAGTAGCGTACTTAAAACCAAGATCTTGTAATTCGTATGCAATGTTTGCTATCTGATCTTGAGGATATCCTTTTGCAAGCAAATCTTTAAAGATCTGATCTATTACCTTTCTGTCGGCTGGTTTGCTAGAAACATAAGATTGGAATTCTTCAGGAAGTTTTAACGCTAGAATCCATCTTCCAACGGTCATTACTTTTCCTCTGAAAGACACTAACTGATATATATCGGACATCCTCTTTATAGATTCCTCATTCTGAACCGTAATAACCGTTGAGGGATGACTTGGTGGGGGATCTTTTGTGAGAAGATACAATCCAGTATACATTTCTTTGCTTAAAGAAAATGCTAAACCCCCAACAGTGGCTGAGTTGTGGAAGGACATCATTTTAGTTCGAGCTTCTAGTTGTGCCTCATCTGTAAGAGGGTGATAGACTGCCATCGTGTCTCCATCAAAATCCGCATTAAAACCACCCACTTGCAGAGAGGGAATTCCAATTGTATCTGTATCTGAGAGAACAGGATAAAACGCTCGGACAGATTCTCGATGCAAAACTGGGTCTCTTTTTGCGATTACTACCCTACCAGCCATGCTTGCTTCGGTGGCGTTCCACATAATTCGTTTAAGTCTATCAGGAATATGATCTCCGTCTTTAATGGCTCGTATGACTTTTAGAATCACATCGACTGATAGGGGCTCATTGGTAAATTCTTTAAGAGCTTCCCTTAGTTCGCTTGTATCTTCTCCAGAATACAAAAGCTTATGGATTATAAATGGTTCAAACATTTTAACTGCCATCTTAAATGGCAGAGATATTTCATTTATTCGCAACGAAGGATTAGCGGAAATAACTGCTCGACCAGAATAATCAACTCGTTTACCTAGTATACTAGACCGAATCAACCCAAATTTCTTTCCAATTCTGGCTCGGGCCAGATCATCGTATTTCATAACTTCTTCTTGTAAGTGGAATATTGAGATCGCCCCAGTTACTCCACTGGTGGTCACAGGACCAAGTGTCCGTCTAAGAATTTTAATGTAAGCATCATTAATAGAATCAATGATCCAACGACCATCAGATGATTTGAATGCTGGCCTAAAATCAGGAGGAATAACTGGTATCTTTTGGACTGTAAAGAGCCTATCTTGGTATGCTTTTAAGAGGAAGTTATAAATCTTAGCTCTTTCACCAGTTAGATTGGCAAATCGAATCTCAGGGAATCTCTTAACAAAACCAGGAATTCCTACAATGTCTCCTCCGTTAGGGTCTTCTACTAGCTCTCCTTTGGAATTTATAGAATAGCGAGTTTGGGCCGAGAAAACATTTACGAGATTTCTAGATAATCTTATTAACATTCTGTATACAGATGGATGCAAGATAGGAACTTTCAAATCAATGTAAGAATACGTCTTTAATCTCTGAGGAGTTAAAAGAGGGCCAAAAATCGTCTCTGAAAATAGACCATCTTGATGGAAGACATCTGGTTGAGAAAATATATCTGGAGATGTGACTGGAATCAAACCAGAAACAAACTTTTCAACGTCAAGCAATTTAAACATATCGTTTTCTTCCTCACAGAATTTTGGCCCTTATAGGAGTAAAAGATTTGAGCTCAGATAATGGAACCTCCATACATCTTAGTCCAGTAATTGACAAAGAATCTAGAACTATAGCCCCATTGTTTCTAGAATTTCTTTGTAATTCCAGATTGGGAATTCCAGATCTAGCTTTGCTTAGTTCAATTGTATAACGAGATCCATTCTCAGGCTTCAATTCAAAGAATCTTCGAAGAAGAAAACGAATAGAATCAATCTTCATCTTTCTACTAAATTCTAACGCTATATGAAAAGACGTCTTTCCTGTAAATCGAATACTAGCTGATATGGTCAAAGGAAAAGATTCTAATAAACTTATATAACAAAAGCTAGTAACTTGCTTTGCCTTGTTAAAATCATCTGAATCGATATCTATAACGGCTCTATTATCGTAAGCATTGAAAACGGAATGAATAGACAAAGTCCTACCCGTAACAAAAGAATCATAGTTTCGACTAGTTAAAGAGAGGGGTTGACCATTAGAATCTTTCCTTCTAACAACGATTTGGGGCGAGTCACTATCACCAAGCATCATGAATACAAAGACATTTCTCCCAAGAACCTGCTTTAGTATACTTGGTTTAACTTTTTGGTAGTAATTCCAGATATCAATTTCTTTAAGTCCTTGGGGATAGTAATTGTTTCTTAGAACAATGGTGTCTGGGTGAGCTGGATATGACATTTTTTGGGCAACCCCTCTCTTTTTTTAGTTCAAGATAGATTAGTTCTCATTTTTTTTGTTCAGAATGTTACAAACTCTTACTAATAGCGAGTTGTAATTTAGATATAACGTCATCCATTGAGCTACTAAAAAGGAGAGAAAGGAACTTAATTGTTTCTTCTTCTATCTTTCTGGATGGTTTAAGAAGGAGCCTTTCTTTTGTTACAATATGGTAGAAATCTGTTCTTAAGAATTTACCAACGTAATGGCTAATAATTTTACATGGCAAAGTCTTAGTTTTAAACCCGAAGAAAGTTGATCCTTCCTGGCTATCAAGAAACTCCTTCAAGAACTTAATTCGATAAGTAGTGGATACAACCCCTCCCACGTTTCCGTTCTTAGAACCAGGATAATAGAATAGAGCTTGAGAAATTGTTTTAAAATCTTTGCTTGCATACTTGGGAAGAAGCATTCCCAGATATGCTGACAAGACAGCCGCTTGGTCAGGAAACAAATCAAGAAAACTTTGATATGGGATCTTCAGAGCCTTAGATAAAAGAGGATAAGTTACACACTCAGTTAAAGGAGAGATCATCGAAATATCTTTTGTGATATCTGGAAGAGATTTCTCTGGATCTTCTAGAAGATTACTTTCAAAAAGATGGTGCAAGTTTCTACTAGCGACAATCCATAAACGGTTCAATGTGCTAGAAGAACAAAGGGCCTTCAGGTTGCTTCCTTGGCTATTCTCATGAATTCGAGTAGAGCAAATACCATCATCATATAGAATTGAGTCTCGATACACACCCCTTAGCAACCATTTTACCGACTCATCAACTACGGTTGAGAAAAACGTAACCGGGTTTCTATCTGGAGAACAAAGAACAAGAATACTTTGCATAATGAAATTAAAAATCTCTATAACATGAATATCCATAGTTTTATTTTTTACCCTCTTAATATAATTCCACATAGCCCTATCTGTTAGACCGTATCGAAAAACCTTCGTCTTCACAACTTCATAGATTTTAGAAATAATCTGATCTTCAACCAAATCTTTTACAAACTCATTGTAAACTATTCTATGTCTCCAGTTAGAAAATGCCAAGTCACTATTATAGATTAGAGCATAAACCTTCAAGTAAGATGAGATCAGAATAATTTTTCTAAGTTCTTCTTCGTCGAAAAAAATCGTGGTTTTCTTAACTTTGCTTCGGTTTATAAAAGAGGAAAAATCGACATTCAAAAAATCTAAGTACCTAGAAACGTAAGACTTAATATCTGGAATCTTAGACATAAAAAACTCAAATCTTTTCTCCTCATCTTCTGTTTCTTGAAAGAAAGTTAGAATCTCACATAACATATTGCCAAATGCAGGATCAAATTTGCTGAGAGATTCCAAAAATTCAGTAACTACATTAAACTTATTGGTTATCGTTCCCCGCTCTAAGTTAAGAAGACTTACGCACCTATCTCCACAACAAACTTTATAGACACTTGGATTATCTTTGATAAATTGAATGTCCTCTCCCACCCCAGTTCTCCTCCTTTACGTAAGCTACTTTTTTTATTCGTTAAAAAATGGAGTCATTCTAAGACCTCTTTTACAATCTAAGAACGGTCTCTGCTCAAATTCATTCATAATTAGATCTTTTGTAACTCGTTTCATTAAATCTAATCTTGGTAGTTTGGAACCTTGTCTAAGCTCTTCAGTAAAGAAAAACGTAAATGCTCCAAAAAAGTCACCGTTCAGGTATGCATCCGCAGATGTTTGATTTTCTTGACAAGCAGAAAATACCGCGTACGGTAACTGGGTTGGGAAACTGGAGACTAATTTCTTGCTTTTGTGAATAGGTCTAGAGCTTCTAGATAGAAGCTTTCGAATAGGCGTATCGTAGTTTACTGAAAGAAGCAAGTCTACAGGTGGGGGTAAAAAACGAGGAAACCATCTCCTTTGAACAGGCAAGCTCACCAAGGCGTCTAGAGTTCTAGTTCCAGTCCCAGAAAAGCAGCAATCTAAGATAACATTCGCTTGAACTTTCTTACCTTTGAGTGTAGAAAATATTCGTCCAAGGTCGTCATCTGAAATGTAATTACCATTCCAATCCATATCGCTTGGACATAGAACCTCATCTAACTTATCTATCTCATCACCACTAGTGTCTGGAACTTGGCTTCCATGACCAGAAAAATGGAAAACTAACCAGTCCCCTTCATTACATTCAGTTAACCATGAGAGCTCGCTTAGTATTGCTTCTTTTCTTGCATCATAATCAAGCAACATATGAATACTTTCTTCTGGAAAAGAAAACACATCAATAAGAACATTTTTCATACGAATAACGTCATTGCGACACCCGTTTAAATTCGCTCCTGGTATTTTGTACTTATTAATTCCAACCAATAAAGCTTTTTTCATTAGTTTTCTCCTTTACTAGTTATTTTTGTAGAATATATATAAAGATCTTTCAACCATATCAGAATGAATCTTCTAGTCTGAGTTTAGAAATAACTTGAAGTACGGTCTCTGGGTCTGGAGAGGAGTTAGGATCATAACTACATGATTCCCAGATCCCAAATTGATCTGGTCTCAAGTACTTCCTCGATTTAAGAACGTTAAAATTATGAGCATAACCATAGATATTGGGGTCTGACCTTGTGAAAATTACAATCCCCGGTTTCGACTCCCTAAAGTAACTATTGCATAGGTGGGGTAAGAAATTGTCTACCGATATCCACAAATCGCAACTTTTAATTAACTCAGCAACTTCTCGAAAGGAAAGAGAAAACTCAGTTCGATCTACTCCAGGAAGAATCTTTTCTCCATCTACACCTATTTGTATAATCTCAGAGTCAGGGAAAGCTTCTTTGATCATTCTTAAAAGTCTTTCCCAATGAGCATAGTGTTTCGCATTTTCTCTATTTGGATCATCAGTTCGAAGCTTCCTACTAAAAGGACTAATAACAATACGCATTGCTCCGCTAAATCCCCTCCTCTCTCTTGTTTCTTTCATATAGTTGCTTTTAGATACAATTCTCGATACGCATCTATAAGACTACTTTTCCAATTTCTTTCATCTGCAAAACGATAGATATTCATTCGATCCACCTGATCTGGACCCAATAATTCTTTCGCATCTGCAATACTAATTAGAACAACATTACCGTCTTCTTCCACTACGTCTTCAAAAACATCAGGATAACAAACTGCCATTACAATCTTTCGATCTGGAAATGCTGACCTTACCTCTGGGAAAATAGTTCTAAACATATAATGGTCCCCAATTCCATTGTCAAGAACAATGAATTTTGGAGGAACTGGGACAATATTCCATTGTTTTAGAAAAGAAGCAAAGATCCCTTCGTCATGGTTCCACATCTCTGCTCTGGTTCCTGAACGAATCCCGCCTTGCTCCTCTCTTAGATGCCAGGTAATGGCCTCAGAATCTACAAGTAACTTATATCCCTTCCTATACATAGAATATGTAAAGATTGTTTCCTCTCTATGTGCCACCTGAGATAGATCCAAACAGTAATCTACAATCTTCGCTCGATAAAGGAAGGAACTATATAGATGCTCTACATAGAATACTGGGAATCTCCCGCTGGTTGGGTCTCTCTCATGTTTGTACCACTGGATATTAGGAGCCCAGTAAATGTCTTTAATTTCATTGAAAGAAAGGATGTTAGATCTTGGAGAGACATTAGCTTTGGTGGGTAGAACCAGGCCAGCTACTGCTCCAATCTTCTTTTGGTCTGAATCTTCAATAAAGTGACTTAAAAGGATCTCCAAAGTCTTAGGTTCTGCAATCTCGTCATCATCTATCCTCCAGACTAGATCTTTTGCCATCTCTTGGCTTTTCTGGTGGTTATGGTGTTGACCTAGTCTGGGAGTAAAGAAAACAGACCACTTGATGCCTTTCTGAGATATCAAAGAAAAGATATTTTGATATGTACTATTCTCTCTTAGATCTTTCTGCTCTCCATCATCGAAGATAACCAGCTCATCTGGGGGAACCGTTTGATTCGCAATTGAGATTAATGTCATGGGTAACGTAGTAAAATAACGGTCCTTCGTTGAGATACAGCACAAAACGTGGGGCTTAGAAGATGCTGGCTGGATTGTCTCAATGTTGTGTTGTGATTCTTCGATCTGAGATTCTTCATTCTTAATTTCGGAAGATGTGTCATCATTACTAGGTTGCTCTTCTAGAATCGTAGGCATGTTTTCTTGTTCCTCCTTTTTACTAGTTTCTGGGAATCGAGTTGAGAAGATTATAGCTTTATCTCTACATTTTGAACATACAGGTTTTCCTTCAAAAAGCTCATATATTTCCTCTAAGCAAGATGAGCAGTGGTAGATCTTCCTATATGTTTTTCCTTTTTCCCATTTCATAAGCATGATATTAAAGATCCCCTGGGGATATACCCTAGATGGAATCTTCCATGGTACATTAGAAATAAGACCATCTTCATTCATGTAATAGTAATCGAAATCAGGAAAATGCTCTTCTCCTAAGCCATGTAACTTGTGGTGGAATCCCCAGAAACCATACGGCTCTCGATAAGGAACAGAAACAAGCAACTTAGAACAGCTCTTCTTTAAAGAATTTAGAAATTCGACCCCGTTTTCTAAGTGCTCAATGGTATCAAAACACACAATGGTATCGACACTAACATTCTCCCATATAAACGTCTTTGTAATATCTGCTTGCATAAACATAGCTTCTGGGTAATTTGCTCTAGCAAATTCAATAATATTACCATCAATATCGACTCCCAGATACGTACATCCTTTCTCTATAAAGTACATACATCCATAACCGGACCCACAACCAAGCTCAAGTATTGATTCTCCAGGGAGAACTTGGTCGGAACCCCACTTGTATTTTTCATGCTCTCGAGTTGGAGGTCGTATGAATCTAGGAATCACAGGCCTTTCATACTGATTGCCATATTTCTGTTGTAGGTAAGTTAAATTGTATCTTTCTTTTAGAATTTGGCTATTCCTCTTAAAAGATTCATCCCACTGGGGTAAACCATGAACCGTAGCCTCTCCTTTATGGTAAATTGGAAAGCCTCCAACTAGTACCCCAGGCTCAGAATCAGATCTTTGTAAAGTTCCCGGCTCTGGAACCTGAACAAGCTTGTAACCATAATATCTAGCCTTAACACAAAAATCAGTATCTTCTCCTGCTCCAGGATAAAAAGTTTCGTCTAAAAGTCCAACTTGGTCAAAAACTTGTCTCTTAATCATAACACAAAAGAAAACGATAAATTCTTGTTGCGCCGGCTCACTTGTTGTAAGAATTGGTCCAGTAATACCAACTGAGTCATCGTTTAGAAAAGGCGTTACCAATAGATCCAACCAGTTATTAGGATAACGAGGATATATAACAACATCATTATTCAGTAGGACTACAAACTGGCCTTTGCTAACGTTAATTCCTTCGTTTACTGCTCGACCATAGCCCAGAGGTTCGGAAAAACTTAGTAGCTTAACGTAGGGGTGATTAAGACTTCGAACAAAATCTTCGGTTCCATCTGAACAGCCGTTAGCAACAACTATGATTTCAGTATCTCCATTTTTGAAATTTGTATTTTCAATAACACTCTGAAGGCATGGTTTTAAGCAATCTTCTAAATGATTATACGTTGGGATAATAATAGAGTACTTCATTTTATCAAAGTATCGATCTTTGATAATTTGCATATTTCTATTATAGATATCATCCCATTGTGGAAGATCAAAAACCGTTTTCTCAGCAGCATGATAAATAGGGAAGCTCGTGGTATATGTCCAAGTATCTCTTTCTTCTGGCACCTCGACTATTTTGTATCCCCCAAGAATAACTTTCATACAGTAATCTATATCTTCACCAGATCCAGGAGAAAACACTTCATCGAGAAGACCAAATTTCTGGATTATCTCTCTTTTGATCATAACTGTGGAGAAAACCAAAAATTTCTTACTTCCCAAGAACTCCGGTCTTTGTAGCTTGTTAGTTCCTGTAATTGCTACAAGTGGGTCTTCTAAAAATGGTTTTACAAGTATATTAAGCCAATCATCTGGAGCTTGCCAATCAAGTAGAACAACATCGTTATTTAAAAGAACGATAAACTCACCCTTAGCAACTTTAAGCCCCTCATTGGTAGCTCTCGTATAACCAAGGGGAGCAGGAAAGGTCAGCAACTTAAAAATATCATTGGAATAGCGCTCTTGAAGAGCAGAAACATATTGCTCCGTTCCATCTACACAACCATTCGCAACAATAATGATTTCGATTTCTCCTGGTCTTAGCGTAGTTGTTTTAATAAGACTTTCTATACAAGGTCTTAAACAATCGTTTAGGTGGTTATATGTGGGAATTATAACAGAGTACTTCATGGTTTGAAAGTCCTGACTAGTTTCTTTTCTATGAATTTAGCTAAATTCTTAGTTACAAATTCTGGATAACTAGAATCAATTTCAACAAATTGAAATGCTATATCTTTTCTACCAAACACATCTTGGCCTTTTTCTAAGCAAGATAAAATATAGTTCGGATCTTTGAACTGAGGTGAGTTGTATTCTTGATGTGCATAGCTTTCAATTTTTGAAACTATATGATTGACATCTCCCAAAAAACTAAAGTGCCACCCTCCATTCGGAATTATGTTCTCGCTCTCAGTATATCGAATTTGCTCAGGAGTCATATCTTTTGCTTTTGAGTAAGGTAAAATCTTAAACCACCGCCAAGTCCCGAGTTCTTTACAGTTAAGAAAATAGTAATAGAGACTTTGTTCAAGAGTTGAGAAACCATCTTTTAGTCGGTAGTTTCTTAAGACGGAAGCTCTGGGTATTTCATCAACATCTGAGACACAAACCAAATCTCCATCTGAACAATTTTTCCAGCCTCTTGAAATGCAACTTCTCTGATATCTCTCTCTAACCCAAGGATCTGGTCCCGAGGGCATATCATCAACGACAATATGAATAACTTTATCTAGAAACTTTTCAAATCTTTTCTTATTGGTTTCAAAGTACAGAGGTTTATCTTTGTCAGAAAAGGTTCTAGTTGCTTCCACAAGAACAAAGTAATCAACCACATCATATAACTCGTTAAAACGAATCTCTAACACATCCAACTCATTATAGAAAATAAATCCATCATATAAGAACGGTTTCCTACTCAACCAAATATTGCCATTTACCAAGACATGAAAACCCAGTTCTTCAAGAACCGCATTTCTAACAGAATCAGAAAGAAAATCATGCCCAGCTAATCCCCCGCCCCCCTTAACTTTTGGATACCAGTAAAGAATCGTTCTTTTAACTTCCTTCGTAGAATGCCCAGTATCAATGAAAACGAAGTCAAAGAACTTATCTCGAAAAACCTTACTTGCATCTATGGAATCCATTTGCATTAGGGTTACATAGGAGGATAAACCAAACTTAGCAATGTTACTTACAAATTCCTTGTAAACAGAATCAAACATTTCTTTCGTCCAGCCCTGAAAGAAAGGCTCTCCTTCGCTTCCAGCAAAAGTATCGATAGCATAAACTTTTAGATTCTTATTTTTGATTACATCCGCAACTGAGCACAAAGATCTTCCTTTCCAAACTCCCAGCTCAGCAATAATGGCATTTTGGGGTAACATAGAAAGGGCTATTCGATACGCATTTATATCCTCTCTAGGAAACCATCCATCTGGAAACTCATCGTTACATTTATCAGAGATGATTTCTCCATCAGATGGTTCAATTTGAGAAAAATCTTTAGCTTTTTTGCACTCAATTCTAAAGTTTCGACCCCAGTGGTGGACATATACTGGGTCTTTTCTTTGAAATGAATCAAATCCAGCCCCATAAAGATGGTCAATTAGTATCTCATCATACCATCCAAACTTATGAGGAGTCTGGGGTAGAGTTGTCCCATATATGCAATTCAATAGAATGTATCTTTCTTGTTTCGAAACATAGGGAAATGCTTGACAAATTTGTAATATATCAGGCATTTCAATAAAGAGCTTTCCCCCTGGTTTCAAAACTCGGTTCCACTCCTTAAACATTGCCATGACTTCTCTTGGATCAAAATGCTCAACTAAATGAGAAGCATGAATCTCATCAATGCTTGACGAATCAAAAGGTAAAGATCTTGCATCTGCCTTAACATCCGCAAACTCACTATCAATATCAACGTTTATACAGTTGGGCATAATCCAGTTACCACAACCTAGATTTAACCTTTTTCTGGTGGTAAGATTTCGGTGTTTTTGAAGAAGTAAGGATTCATTCCTAGTCATAATCTTAGAGACATCTTCCGGAATCCATCTTGAGAAAGTTCTGTTTCCTTTATGGTAAATTGGAAATTCTCCAAACATATGAGTTGGAGTGTATTTGGGGGATTGTTTCTCAGGAACCTGCACAATTTTGTAACCTAAATCGTATACTCGAATACAAAAATCTACATCTTCACAAAAACCAGGAGAAAAATCCTCATCAAGCCCACCCAAAGCCAGAAATAAAGACTTGTATGTCATAACACAGAAGAACATAGCATAATCTACACCTAGAACTTTGTGCTTAGCAACCATGGGACCAGAAATTCCAGTTCGATAATCTTTCTTAAAAGGTTCTTCTAGAATTCGAATCCAGGTACTAGAAGATCCAGAATCTAGAATTACAACATCATCATTAAGTATAATAATCTTATCTCCATTTGCCTTAGAAACTCCTGTGTTTACGGCTTTGGGAAAACCCACTGGTTCTCGAATCCAGTACAAACGAAACTCTTTTCCATAACTCCTTACATGGTCGTGAGTTGTGTCTGTGCACCCATTGGCAACAACTATAATCTCAGTATCTTCAGATGAGAAATCGGTATTTTTCTCAATTGATTTTAAACATTCTTTTAAGTTTTCCACATTATTATACGTAGGAATGATTATAGAATACTTAATTTTAGGATTCGGTTGGTTCATTTTTGTAAGGCACCCCCTCTTCTCAAAGACTTAGCTTTCTACAAACATGAGTATCTTCAAAAATCAAGACCAATTGGAGAGCTAAGTCTGGATCTGGTTGTGAATCTAAATCAATGGGCTCTGATGTCCAAACATCAAACTGAAATTTTCTTGCTTTCCCCAAGTACAAGTTTAAATTCTGAGGGTGACCAAATAAGGACGGTTTGGATTTTGTAAAGATTACCACTCCTGGTTTTCCTACTTCGTTGGCAAGATGTTGAAAAAAGTTATCGACACTAATCCAATAATGGCACTTAGCAATGTAGGACTTAAGTTCAGAAAGCGAAAGGTCATAATATATATTATCAATCAAGTCCGGACATAGAATTGGTTCTCCACTTAGAGAAAACTGGATAAATTTTCTTTTTCTTCCCCCACTTTCTTTTAGTTTCTCCAAGAATGGAATCCAATATAAATAGTTTTTTGCACATGTAAGGACATATGGGGGACTACTATTTAGTAAGAAATCATTTCGTTGGGTTATTAGTTTATAATCTGGTTTGATTATGCTTCGACTATAAGGACTAATTAGAACTGTGATGTAATCTCCATCCTTTTCCAGCATTGGCAAAGTCTCCATTATTGATTCGTTCAGTTCTATCTTCTTCCTTCTTGCATAAAGATTCATTGCTGGTGGTGGCAGTGGAAGGTATCATACTAGTATTCGAAAAATTAGAAGGTACTTGTTGTGGTTGAGAGCAGTACATAGCCCTAAAAGAATCAGAAAAAGGTCTATCATGAGGCCAGTTTACAGACCAACAAAACGCATATGGATTATCTCCACTAGGATACATTCTAGATAGTTCCTTTGAAGAAACGAAAAATATATCTCGACCCAAGTACTGACCACAAGTTAGATCATTTTCATTAGTGAGCAGATCAGAGAAAACTTCTGGGAATGTTGGAGAGATAATTATTGTTCTGTCTGGATTGGCCGCAAGGATATCTCCCAACGCACTCTTGAAAAGAATGTTGTCTCCTACCCCTCCAGTAGCCAGGCAGATTCTAGGAGGAAGAATCTTCACGCCAAATCTCTCATCAATGATGGAAAGAAGAGTTACCATTTGCTCTTGTAACTGGTCATTAGAAATACCTCGCATTCCTCCCATCGGATACGCGAAGTTAGTTACCCTCGCCCGAGTATCCACATGTAAAGATAATCCAGATAGAAACAAAGAATTCGTAAATAGAACATGAAACCACGTTAAGAAATCTGGAGAAAATCTTGAATCGTAACAAGAAAACTCTTTTACATAACCTATGTCAGGTTTCCTACATACGTATGAACTCACCAAGTACTCATTCCCAGTTAAAAGATAAGGATTAGGAATAAAGCGCTCACCAAATTGCACACTAGGAAAGATAGAAAAAGTCTTAAGAATGTTTCTAGAAATAAACTCATAGATCAATCCATCACGAGGAAGAAGAATACTTGGAGAAACTGCACCCAAAGAAGAGTCTTCTTGAAAGTGCTCTAATAAGAAAGCCAAAGCATCCGGGGCCACGATATGATCATCAGATAAGAACCAACATAAATCTTCCACCAAATCCAAAGCTTGGATAATAGAATCAAATTTACTTCCGCCTTTCTTTAATGGATGACCCACTAGAATTTCACATCCTTTTGAAGAAGCAAGGGAGAAGATGCCACTAAAATCAGCAATAGAAGGCAAATCTAAAGGTGACTCACTAGAGTCGATTATCACAATTCTATTAGGTACCCTCAGTTGGTTCACAAGGGAAATCAGAACCATGCTTAAGCAGGAGTATCGATCTTTTGTAGGAATAATACATGTGACATGCTCTCGGTTCTCTTCTAGTTGAGGCATTAGAGATTCCTCTTTCTTCAAGCGTAGGTACTCAATGCAAATAACTTGTTGTAAATCATTCGTTTCTTCCCATGGAAAATCTCGAATATTGCCTTTCGAGTTAATAAATGTTTTCTTCGCTCTGATTCCAGGTAAGGGTATAGCAATAGGTTCTTTGATATCTGAACTAAATGGAGCTACAAAAAAGAACTTGTAGAATCCAAATTCAGTTTCTAATCTCAGGTAGCTTTTTGCTATGGTGGCAACCTCGTCAATGCTACTACATAGAAACAAAGCAATCTTCTTCTTGCCCGCACCATTACCTTTAGTAGGAATTAGTAATCTGGAAACCTTTACAATTCTCGAACTCAAGAAATCTCCCACGCTTAGCTGAGAAAACTTCTTAGCTACCCCCAACAGAAACTCACTACAAAAATCTGGGACGATAATTTCTAGTAAGAATTCTGGATTCTTGGCCAATGATTTTGTTAGAAGAATTCTAGAATAAACTGCTTGGATCTGAGAGTTCGTTATACTTTCTGGCATATTTCTTCTCTCTCTCGTTTTCTACATACTCGTATAAAAAAGAGCATAGAGATTTAAACCGTGGTTTGAGCCAAGACTGTTTCAGAAGAATTCTCAAACCTAGCACAAAGATAAAGGGTTTTAGGGGAAGTTCCAGATACTTTCAAAAATAAAGCAACATTATTTGAACTGGGATTACTTGGATCAGAATCCACTTTATTTAGAATGATTTCTCCTGCCTTTCCAATCCACATTCTATCCACTAAGGTTTGTTCGTTGCTTCCTGCTGCCCCAACTTGACTTGTAGCTAAAATGACTCGTCCGGGGGTTCCAGATCCAGTTGCCGCTCCACCTGCAACTCTAAAATCTGCTCCTCCGATATTTGTTCCACTTCCCTTAGTTGCAGACAATGTAAAATTCCATGGACTAGAACTTAACACACCATTTCCCAAGAACCCACTATAACAGGGACCTATAACCAGTTGGTAACTAGCAGTTGGCCTAATGCCCTGGTTTCCAATAGCTACGACACCAGACAAAGCATCCGTAGTTGGTCCACAATCATAACCTATGCATACCGAATCTATAAGATTTATAACTCTGGAACCTGCAAGTCCACCAACAAGAACAGATCTTGTTAAGTTGCTACCACTAAATCCTGTCCTATAACCTAGAAATGTCCCGTAATCAGCATAGTTGGCTGAGGTTATGCTCGACTCACCTATTGCGCAGATATTAGAAGAGGTTAACCCTCTTCCAGCCATGTATCCAATAATGACGCTGGAGTTAGTACTGCATGTTTCTCCAGCAAATGCCCCAACAAACACATTCCCAGAAAGATTCCCTATAGGGCCCCTAGCTGCATAGTAACCTAGAACGCAATTATAACTAAACGTTCGAATGTCTGACTGGCTCATAGCAAGATATCCAACCACTGAGTTGCCTACATAATAGCAGCCAGATGCATTACAAGCACTAATCCCAATAATAACTTGGCCTCCGGTTCCTGACGTATACGCTACTGAATTATAACCCATTACAATACTAGAACTGTAGCCACTTGAATTATATCCAACCCAGTGACCAATGAAAATCCCACCACCTGCTCCATTAGCTCTCCCAGCATTATTACCAATCGCTACTGCGTTAGAAAATCCACTTGCACCATAACCTGCATAGTTACCAATCATAACGGAAGTATTGCCCCCAGAACAATAAGCCGCAGAATACTGGCCAATAGCAACACTTCCGCTTATATTACTGTAATAACTGTAACCAGCGTAATAACCTATACAAACCGAACCTTTCGAATTTGTAAAATCTATTCCGCCAAAATGACAGTACTGACCAATTGAAACCGAATAAGCAGGGCCACTAATACCTGTTCCAATAGAAATCGTGTATGGACCAACTGAATTTACAGTTCCACTAAGAGCTATGGCTAAGCTTCCGTACTGACCAGTGGTTGCTGCAGTACCAATGGCAATCGTAGCGGCGCTGCCAGAGAAAAGGTTGCCATGACCCGACCTAACAATTTGACCGGAATACAAATCAAGATATCGAACAGATACCGCGTTAGTGGCAAGATAAAGTGGAGACTGGTTCCCTGGTCCATCTGTCACAACTTGCCAGGTTGTAGATAATGTACTAGCTGTCTTTAGATTATACGTTCCTGTCCCGCTCCACCCCGAGTACCCCGAAAACCCTGAGTATCCTGAATAGCCACTCGAGCCGGGGTTATCTCCCGAATACCCACTATAACCTGAGTAACCACTAGTGCCTGGGTTATCTCCCGAGAATCCAGAATAGCCACTAAAACCAGAATACCCCGAATAGCCACTCGATCCAGAATACCCGCTAAAACCAGAATACCCCGAATAGCCACTTTCGCCCTTAGGGCCAATGTCTCCCGAATACCCGCTATAGCCTGAATAACCACTAGTGCCAGGGTTATCTCCTGAGTACCCACTAAAACCAGACACTCCGCTCCATCCGGAGTAACCACTAAAACCAGACAAACCACTCCTACCTGAGTAGCCTGAGAAACCAGAAAGCCCCTCAAAACGAGTCTTAGAGTAACCACTTACAGAAATGATTTTCATTCTCTTGGCTCCAAGAATCCAAGTTTACTCGAAAAAGACTAGAATAATCTTCCAAAGATTCATTCTTTTTTCCCTCTACTCTGAGCAACCAGCATAGTTCGATTGCCTTATCAAACCATCAACCTTAGATCTAACATTTATCCTGCTTCCCAGCCCATCGCAAGAAGCAATACTAGAATGAAACAACAACCACTTATTTCCAAATGTCACACACCCACCAAAACAAGACGAGAATACAAGTTTCGATGGAGGATAAGCATGGACATATACAGTCCCACTTCTTGAATCTACAAGAAACCAAGAATATGTAGCTCCAGATGCAAAAAGTTGAGGAATCTGTGTAGTAGAATCTCTAACTGAACGAGATGAGATACTCGCATTTCTATAGAGCGGAACAGAAAATATTAGAATACCACTAATATACCAATCAACGTAAGCTCCAAAACCACTCAGATTTCCTGGGTAGCCATCCCAGAAAGCAAATGGCGCGCCACTAGAATAAACGCTATTTAACCACGATGTAAGAGGATCAGCACTAACCTGTACTGCCCAATGGCTACCATAAAGATACAAGCCTCTGCTGTAATAATTGTACAAACCTATGCCTCCAGAAATGGAAGTCCAACTAGATCCATCATAGCATGTTATAGGAACGTATCCGCTCCCACTTATAATTGAGGTCGCCATCAGATAATCATTTACAACATTAAGTCGGTTAAAAATAGCGCTAGAGTCACCAACTCCCGCCATAGATTTAGAAACAAAAGAAAAAGAAGTACCATCAAAAACCACAATTTTCGAAGACGTATTATCCGATGCCGTTACCATGTTATGGGTTGCCATATAGAGCTTATCTTTATAGACTCGCATAGAACGAAAGTACAGGTCGTCACTACTCAGACCAATATCAGAATGCGTATAGATCCTGGAAACCTCATTCGTATCAGGAGAAAAAACTACTAGTTTAGACTTTCTCGAATTGTTGCATTGAACTGAGCAGTACAATTCGTCTCTATAAACCTCCATCGCCCATATACCCGTGTAGAACTCACCTTGGACCAAATCAGAAGAAGGCATTGAGAGAGAAGACCAGGAATCTTGTCTATAATCATAGACAAGAATCTTCGAGTAATCATCATATTCAGTGCTAGGCATCGCAGGTTGAGTAACACCAGTTCTAGGATAACTAGCACTAAATCCCATTGATATGTAGACCCTTTCTCCCCAAGCAACTACGCAGGTAAAAGTTGAAGCAAACCCAGTCTTAGCACTAGGAATATTTTCTAGAGTCCCAGTAAGTCCAGGCAGAGTTCGAAAAAAGCCAGGATAGAGAGTATTCCTGGGTCCTCCACAAGTAGAGCATACAAGATCCATTAAAGAATAAACTTTCCCGCTTTTTGAACCCGAAGTAAAAGAAAAGTATACGTTTCTTGATTCCTCTAGAACTAAGGCACTAGATACATTTGGTAACAAACCACTAAGCGGAACTGGACTGGTCCCACTAGAAAAATATACACTCCCCGATTGAAAAGAAAGAACAGGAGTTCCAGATACATAGCTTAAACTTAGAACAGAATTATTCTCAATTGTTTTTTGTCTTCCAAACTTATCTATTACTAGCATGTTCTTTTCTCGCCTGAACCAAGTTTTTACCAGTTCGTTCCCTTACATATAACTTTCGGTCCTAGATTATACATATCGCTAGAGACCCAAGCATTGTAAGTAAATATATACAATGACCCATTAAAGACTTTCATGGAATGAATTGATTCACCACTGTTATAACGAATAAACCATTGATAGTTTGGCATGGTTGAACCAAGATTAGCTTGAAACGGACGACAATCTATTTGAGTATAACATGCAAAACCGACTCCTGTGGTCTGCTTCTGTCCCCCAGCACACAAAGCCCCATTAAAGTAAGCAAGTGACCAGATATAAACTGGAGGAGTTGATGAACCCCGAGTTATCTCCCTCCACTTAGTGCCATCATAGACAAGAATCTTAGTACCTTGGTAATCGTAGAGAGAGGTATTCGTACTATACACGCTAATATATAGATAGCTTCCAGTACTCAAAAAAGCCGGAAACAAGGTATGCCCAGCTACGCAGTTTATCTGAGATTTTAGTATCGTAGACCAGGTAGTTCCATCATAAACTAGAAGCTTAGCACCATTGATATCGGTAGCAGCAGTTGTATTATAAGTTCCCATGTAAGCTTTTCCATTGAACTCAGCTAACCCGTTAAAAGAAGTATCCGCATTAACACACCCTAGATTAGATTTTGGGATAAGAACAAAACTGGTCCCATCAAAAAGTATAATCTTGGCCGCCGTTAGATCGGTAGCAGCAGTCGAATTGCTAGTTGCTAAGAAAAGTTTATTTTGGTAGATTCCCAGGGGCATAATTCTGGTATCATTTGCGTTTAGTCCAATGTCACTTTTCGTATAGACTTGGAAATTAGTCCCATCGAACGCTATAAGGCAAGTGGCAGTCCTATCAGTATTAGTGCTAGAATTTTGCATCTCAAAGTACAATCGGTTCTTATAAACACAAAATTGCCTACTACCACTATGATCTGCAGAAGGTAATCCCATAGCCTGCTTAGTGTAAGTTGAAAAGGAGGTTCCATCGTATACAAATAACTTAGCCCCGCTAGAGGTATTAGAAACCGTTGAATTTAGACTTGCAAAATAGAGCTTACCTTGAAATACCTCAGCCCCAGCAAACCCAGTATCATTGGCGTGGGCACCCATTATGGCTTTCGTAAACAACCGGTACGAATCTCCTTTAGGATAGATTAGATCAATTAAGTCACTAATTTTGAATGATACTCGGTTGTTTTGAATTCGAATATCTCCATCAATAATATAAGAACTATCTGGATCATAGTTCTTTGTAGAAACTAGCTTCTTGTTTAAGTCCATATCTCCTAGTACTATGTAATGTTTAGTTCTGGCAGATGAGTCACTATCAAGAAACCAATATAGGTCATTGCTTGTTACTTTCTTTTCACCTTTATTTGTAATGACTTTCATAAATCTCCTATACTCCTCCTCTCCCTCTTCTTAGTACCATACTCTTCCAGGAGGTCTAATAACTAAGATCTTCGCAGCAGAAGAATCCATATTTGATGATGGGTTGCTTGTCATAATGTACAAATCGTAGTTAAAACTAGTAGGAAACAAACCAATATCTCCAGAAACCAAAGGTCCTGGCAAGTTTGTCTTCGGAAAAAACGTTGGAGAGTACCCAAGTCTTTGAACTGAAATTTGAGACCCACTTAGATCCATCCTTTGGATGCTAGATAGCTCGTTCCCAATAATCAAAGCATCATCCCAAATCGTTGTTTGGATACTCCTAGTACTACCGCTAATAACTGGATTGGTCTCAGCATATGAATTTAGTAGATATATTTGGGGTCGGAACCACAAACTTATAGAATGCGCACCAGAATAACGAGTCATTATAAATCCATAGTCAGCAACCCATCTTGAACCAGAATTAAACTCCCTATAAGTTTCCGGCATTCTATAACCACTCCAGGTTATACCATCGAACGTAACATAGTGATAATAGTCAGAAGTCCCAGAACAAACTGAACCTACGAAGGCCGCCCCATATGATGGAACAAAGAATATGGGAACAAACTCATAAACGTAAGCGCCACTAAATAGACTAGTCTTAGGAATACCAGAACATCCAGTCCCACTAAAGATATAGATTTTTGCCACGTTAGTTGCGTGCGTAGAATAAGATCCAAAGATTATTCTATTGTCGCCAAACTTGATACCATTAGCAAGGATTCTTTCGTTAGCCGTTATACCTAGGTTACCCTTAGTGAGATAGGTCCAAGTTGTACCATCAAAACAAAGAATTTTAGTTGCTGTCGCATCTGTAGCGACCGTTGCATTATCAGAGACAAAATATAACTTGCCACTTATATCCCCAAGAAACTTAACGCTGTCCGAAGCCCCAATATTTGTTTGGGATCTCGTATAGTACTGAAATTGGCTTCCATCAAAAACATATAACTTACGTCCATTAGCATCTGTACTTGCGGACGAGTTGTCTGTTATAAAATACAACTTGTTATCATAAACTACCAAAGGACGAAACCCAGTATCAGCACTTACGCATCCAGGAATATCTGCCTTGGTAATTACCTGGGGAGGAGATCCTTTTCGAGTTAAGAATTCATAGATGGCCGATAAACTTCCTCTCGTAAATTTAGCCTCGTTTACAAGGTCTCTAACAACGATATCGCCAGACACGATTGTCATTCGACAAGTAGGGTCCAAGTCTCCAACATTACTAGACCCAACTAAGATTTTCGTATAAGGATTGACTAAACCAATAGTTGTTTTCCCATCAGAGCTTGCTTGGTCTGGACCCCCCTTCCAGTCACATGCTTTGGTTTTTTCTCTTCCGTTCTTATCGATAATCTTCATCGTTTCCTAGAAAGCCCCCCCTAGAATGCTAAGAAGCATCTCCCCAACTAGCAACAAACTCCAAAGCACTAGTTGGAGTTGATCCTAGTACAACTTCGATGCTTTTCGAAGAAGAGTCCAGAACTATAACCTCATTCACATCTCCAAAAATGAACGTATCTCCGCCATCTAGGGTTCCAGACCATATACGTCGGTAACTAGAATTATTATTGACTCGAATTGAAACTGAGATTCCCCCATTTGCTTCAGGATTATAGATAGAAAAGTACTTGACTATTCGTCTTCCAGAACTAGGTCCAGATACAATCGTTACTGGGCTTGTAGAACTAATTGTTCCATCATTTCCACCTTCTTGGAATGCCATCGCTTGTACTAGACCTCCTTTTTCTCAAGTAAAAAAGATTCTTTCTTATAGTCCAAACCAAGATCTTTGGACTGCTTCGGAAACATCTCCTGTTCCCCCGCCCCCACTAATTGTTACTCGAACTAGGCCACCCCCCACATCTTCCGCAACAACTGCGGTTCCCACAAAGTTTAGCCCCGAGATACTCGCAAGAACTAAATTTCCTTCATCATATACCGCTATATCTTGACCTGCTCCACTATAGCCTGAGATTCCCGAGTAGCCACTCACGCCTGAGTAACCAGAATAACCACTCGAACCAGGATTATCGCCCGAATAACCTGAGAAACCACTAAAACCCGAGTATCCCGAATAGCCACTTGAACCAGAATACCCACTGAAACCCGAGTATCCATTAACACCACTATAACCTGAATAGCCACTAAAACCACTTATTCCTGAGTAGCCAGAGAAACCACTTGTTCCTGAGTAACCAGAATAACCAGAATAACCACTCGAACCAGGGTTATCACCCGAGAATCCTGAGTAGCCAGAGAAACCACTTGTTCCTGAGTAGCCAGAGAAACCACTAAAACCCGAATACCCACTAAAACCACTCGTACCTGTGGGGCCTTGAGGACCAGAATACCCAGAGAAACCACTCGTACCAGAGTAGCCAGAGAAACCACTTGTTCCTGAGTAGCCAGAATAACCGCTCGAACCCGGATTATCTCCTGAAAAGCCAGAATAACCACTAAATCCACTCTTCCCAGAGAAACCACTAAAACCAGAATACCCACTAAAACCACTCGTACCTGTGGGGCCTTGTGGCCCAGAATACCCAGAGAAACCACTCGTACCAGAATAACCCGAGAAACCACTCACACCTGAGTAACCAGAATAACCGCTTGAACCAGGGTTATCACCTGAGAATCCTGAGTACCCCGAAAACCCTGAGTATCCCGAATAGCCACTCGAGCCGGGATTATCGCCCGAGAATCCTGAGTAGCCTGAGAAACCACTCAAGCCACTGTAACCAGAAAAACCACTCGTACCAGAATACCCAGAAAAACCGCTTACGCCAGAATAGCCACTAAAACCACTCCTACCAGAGTAACCCGAGAAACCACTCACGCCTGAGTAACCAGAATAACCACTCGAACCAGGGTTATCGCCCGAGAATCCCGAGTAACCACTAAATCCACTCCTACCAGAGTAACCCGAGAAACCACTCACGCCTGAGTAGCCAGAATAACCACTTATTCCGGCGGGACCTTGAAGACCAGAATAGCCAGAGAAACCGCTTACGCCAGAATAGCCACTAAAACCACTTATACCTGAGTATCCCGAATAACCACTCGAACCAGGATTATCGCCCGAGTATCCTGAGTAACCACTAAATCCACTCGTACCAGAATACCCCGAAAAACCACTTACTCCCGAGTATCCTGAGTAACCACTTATTCCAGCAGGACCCTGAGGACCAGAATACCCGGAGAAACCACTCGTACCTTCAGGACCTTGTGGGCCAGAGTACCCACTGAATCCACTAAAACCTGAGTAGCCACTAAAGCCGCTTGTTCCTTCAGGACCTTGTGAACCAGAATACCCACTGAATCCACTTACACCAGAGTAACCAGAGAAACCGCTTGTTCCTTCAGGACCTTGTGGACCGGAATATCCCGAGAACCCACTTACTCCTGAATAACCACTAAAGCCGCTAGTTCCTTGAGGACCCTGAGGTCCAGAAAAACCTGAGTAGCCAGAGAAACCACTTATTCCAGCGGGACCTTGAGGACCAGAATAACCCGAGAAACCACTCACTCCTGAGTAACCACTAAAGCCGCTTGTTCCTTCAGGACCTTGTGGACCGGAATATCCCGAGAACCCACTAAAACCTGAGTATCCTGAGTAACCACTCGAGCCAGGGCTATCTCCAGAATAACCCGAGAATCCACTAAAACCTGAGTATCCTGAATAGCCACTCGAGCCAGGGCTATCTCCAGAATAACCCGAGAATCCACTAAAACCTGAGTATCCTGAATAGCCACTCGAGCCAGGCATATCGCCGCTATAGCCCGAGAATCCACTAAAACCAGAATACCCACTAAAACCACTTATTCCTTCAGGTCCTTGTGGACCAGAGTAGCCAGAGAAACCACTAAAACCTGAGTAGCCAGAATAACCACTTATTCCAGTGGGACCTTGTGGTCCAGAATAACCCGAGAATCCACTAAAACCAGAATACCCACTAAAACCACTTATTCCTTCAGGTCCTTGAGAGCCAGAATAACCCGAGAAACCACTCACTCCTGAGTAGCCACTAAAACCAGAAACACCTTCTAACCCAGAATATCCTGAGAAACCGCTCGTACCAGAATACCCACTAAAACCGCTAGTTCCTGCAGGACCCTGAGGACCAGAATACCCGGAGAAACCACTTGTGCCCGAATAACCACTAAAACCAGATGTTCCCGAAACGCCTTGAGGTCCAGAATATCCTGAGAAGCCACTAAAACCAGAATACCCACTAAAACCGCTAGTTCCTGCTGGTCCTTGAGGTCCAGAATATCCTGAGAAGCCACTAAAACCTGAGTATCCTGAGTAACCACTCGAACCGGGTATATCGCCACTATAACCCGAGAATCCACTAAAACCAGAATACCCACTAAAACCACTAGTTCCTGCTGGTCCTTGAGGTCCAGAATACCCTGAGAATCCACTAAAACCTGAGTAACCACTCGAGCCAGCAGGGCCCTGGGGTCCTGAGAAACCGCTAGAACCTGAGTAGCCAGAGAAACCACTTATTCCAGCGGGACCTTGAGGACCAGAGTAACCAGAAAAACCACTAAAACCTGAGTATCCAGAATAACCACTTATTCCAGCGGGACCTTGAGGACCAGAGTAACCAGAAAAACCACTTGCGCCAGAATAGCCACTTGAGCCAGGAAGATCACCACTAAAACCCGAGTATCCCGAATAGCCACTCCACCCGCTTACTCCAGAATAACCTGAGTAACCACTAAGACCAGTTCCAGAATATCCACTAAAACCTGAGTAGCCACTCCACCCACTCACTCCAGAATAACCTGAGTAACCCGAATAGCCACTCCGCCCACTCGTTCCAGAATAACCCGAGAAACCACTTGGGCCTGCTGGACCTGGAGAACCCGAGTAACCCGAATAGCCACTCCGCCCACTCGTTCCAGAATAACCCGAGAAACCACTTGGGCCTGCTGGACCTGGAGAACCCGAGTAACCCGAATAGCCACTCCGCCCACTCGTTCCAGAATAACCTGAGTATCCAGACCATCCAGATCTACCACTCGTTCCAGAATAACCCGAGTAACCCGAATAGCCACTCCGCCCACTCGTTCCAGAATACCCAGAGAAACCACTATAACCTACTGGACCTGGAGAACCCGAGTAACCAGACCATCCAGAGAAACCCATCCTACCACTATAACCACTCACTCCTGAGTAGCCACTAAATCCAGAGAAACCACTATGACCAGAAACTGCCTTCTTAGTAGAGGGAAAATAACTAGAACTAATAGAATAAGGTAAATCTGGAGCTTTCTCCTCTCCTGCAAATCCAGGAGGAGTAGGTAAGGATATAGGAGGTTTAGTTGGGTTGTTTGCCATATTCTCTTGTATAAATCTCTCCTTGTTTATTTTAGAAGCTACTAGAACTATTCTCGTTATAGAGTTAAGTCAGCAAAAAGAAATAAACACCCCAACAGAAAAAAGCATACCTACTTTACTATCCCAAAAACTACATGTAACCATCCGTCATATGGAATCTTATGAAAGAAACATTCTTCAATGAATTTCTGGATTCTGTCTTTTGGTTCTTGCTCGTTGCTATTTGTCGTAGGAATCATAGAATTCATTAGCAAGAATCCTACTAGACCACCCGTTCTATCTTTACCTCCAGCGCAATGGATCCAAACTTTTTTCTTTGAGCAGATACTCGATTGAGCCACAGAAACAAAATGACGAAATCTTTCTAAATCTTCTTCTTTCATAATACCAGTCGAAGAGAAATCATAGCACAAGTGTAAAACTGGCTTGGTTCGAAAAAAGTTAATCTCAGCCGCCTCAGGACCTCTTCTTTGATCTGGTCGAATGTTCATTGCTAAGACCACATCTGGTTTCATTAACCAGTACATAAGCCTAAGTCTAATGGGACCAAATTGTCCACTTCGATATAACTGATCAGATAGAACTACGCCAAAGTTTTTCCATAATCTAGCAAGCAGCCATGAAAAGAATTGAGACATATCTTTGCCTTTACTCCTTTTTTATTTGTAGAGAGTTTTGTTCTTTAGACAAAGAGCAAAGCTTCCCCTTCCTCATATATTTCATAGTACATTCAAACTAAGATCTATTCTTCATACATTCCTGCGTTTTGAATATTCAAAATTAATAGAGGGGAAGAAATAGTTTCCCTATACATTCTATTATTTAGTTCTACAACTTGCTTATTAGAAGAGTAATCAATATAGAACTCATTAGGACTAACTTGCTTAACTGGGTAAAAGAATCTAGATGGAATCACACCATCAAACCATCTAATTTTTTCGTATATTCTCACCCGAATCCTATTTCTAGCATTATATTTTGTTGCTATTCTCCGTAGTGTTCTTAGGTTATCGATGTGTTCAGAAAGCATTTCGTTGCTTAGAAAAGGAAAATCATTTAAGAGAGTTATTTCTGCGGTTCCGTTGTGTTTGATAATCTCTTCAATTAGCTCTAAGCCCTTAACTACGTCATATCCTTTTTGTAATGTATCTACTATGGTTTGGGATAAAGCCTCTAGACCAATTAGAAATACATACTGAGAAAGGTCTCTATCTTGAAAAATAGAGACATCTAGATCTGGTCTAATAAAGAACTCAACAAAGATATTCTCAGGGAGATTCAAACTGGTAAACGCCTTCTCAAGAGTAGGACCAGGAACAGAATCTTGGCATGTAAAAATATAGATCTTGCTATCTATACTAGAAAGTCTTCCCCCAACATTTGCAAGTTCTGCTAAGACCTCGATAGATCCAGGTCGATTGTATCGAGATACATACTTTGAGTAACAAAATAGACAATCTCCATAGTAACAACCATTTGCTATACTAAATGAGAATACTACGTTTTTAATCTTCTCATTTGAAGATAGCATCTTTTTAATGAAATCTTCAAAGTAGAAACTAAAATTGGATGAGATATCTAAACCAAATGCTCTTTCAAAGGGCCCAGTAATAACTCGACACCTTGTTTCTTGAATAAAATCCATTAAGGGACCACCAAGAGTAAACTTATCTGTAATTATGCTCTTGACCCTAGCATACTGGCTAGTAAAAAATAGAGATAAGAAGACATTATCCGAATCATTAAATACGTAATTAGTATGAAAATTAGATGGAATAAATACATGTAAATAATCATTCTCTTTAAGATAGTCATCGAAAAAGGAGTAGCCATTGAATATTCTTAAAGAATTGCCAGATATGCTATACAAAGTGATTGCATAGTTCATTTCTACTTTTTCCCTCTTTCAGAAAAAAGCTACATGCTTATAATCTTACAACCAGGATCTTTGCTTAACTCATCAATGGAATCTAAGTCGTAAAAAAGCTCCCTATCAGATCGATTAAATAGGATAAGATGAACGTCCCCATCAGAATCTTTCATAATAACAAATTTGTTTTGTTTCAAAATTGTAAGTAAATTAATGATCCACATATTCTTTACTGAGTACTGGGGTATTTCAATACTCAGATCCATACATATGATTATCTTTCCAGTGCTTTCTTCACATACGTTCTTAATAACAAATCTTACATCACAAAAATCATATGGAATAATTTTACAGAACTCAACAAGATTCGAATTCTTAGCAAAAGATATACATTCTTCATTCTTTTTATCGATAACAAATACGATGTCTATCCCATGATAAGATTCAATCTCAGTGCTCCGAATCATAGACAATAAGAACTCTAAAAAACTATCTTCCGAAACTCCCTCATCTACCAAAATTAGAATAAGAACTTCTTTTTCTTTATTTGGGCTTGATCCAAGGAGATGGAGAAAATTAGTATACCGAAGATTGAATTCTACCTTGCCACATTTCTTTTTAACAAACTTCATTCTTTCCTCTCAAACTTAGTCTTAAAGAAAAAGAACTAGATCTTAGTCAAAACAAATTGTATATCCGAAACTACGTTATTATAGTTCTTTTGAGCAAATGCAATTCTATCTCTCGGTTGAATTGATGGAGACCAATCTTCGGTTGTAGACAGAAAGAAACTTTCAAGCTTAAAGTAAGGTTTGTTCTCTATACCGTATCTAAGAAGCAAGTCTTTAGAAAACTCGTACCATGGATCACTATCTTCAATCTTAATCCATGGTAGAACAGATAGCTCTGAAACAAATCTTTTTACTTTGTAACAAACCGTTTGATTTATACTCGTATAGTAAGTACTTTGAATTAGCAATGTCCCACTAGATTTTAGCAAAGTATGTAAATTTTTCATTAAGGTGTGAATATCTGTAACTTGTTCAAACTGGTAGTACAAAAAAATCTTATCAAACTCAACGCGTTGAAATAAAAGACTATCTAGATCCTCTGGATCATGATAAGCATAGAATGTAGACTTATTGTCCTCAGGCGGCAGGCCCACCTTGCAATATGATTCTGGAAGAATAAGAACTAGCTCTTTGTAAGATTCAAGATCGTGGAAAGGTTTCTTTCCTGGTTTCGACCTGCTAGTTTCATTACTACTAGTTAGATTCGTTACTTTAGGCTCTTTGAGTTTTTCTTCCATCTTAATTTCCCCCAACTTTCTCTTCTTTGTACATGTTTTCTAGAATACCTCTCCTGTGAATATATTCAAATGGCCAAGTACAATCCCAGTATGAACCGCCAGTTTGTAACCATTTTCAACAGCTTTCTTCATAAAGAATAAATCTTGAGTTGAGTAGGCAATCGTTCCAACTTCGGTAATTTCATTCTGAGTCTTAAACCATTTACCATCTGTTTTAAGCCTAGGATCTTCGAAAAGAGTTCTCTTCATTAGAGTGAACCCCATTCCCATACCATTACACTCAACAATGTCTCCTGGTTTCCAGTCCGTTCTTGGGGAAAAGTTATCTTCACCTGGAGTTCCCAAGATAAGAGGAGTAGGAGGAATTCCTTTTGTATGGTACAAGCCCCCAACAATATCATACTTATCGGTTAATTTCACAAGCTCTAAGAATGGGCCCTGTGTATTGGGCATAGATGGAATCAGTATATCATCTTCAACAAACAAAAAGAATGGTATATTATCAAATGCTTTATTTCTTAAGATCTCCTCAATTACTACATTGTATGCATCTGCGACTTCGAAACCCACAGCAAACATTCTGAAAAAAGGATGGTTCAAAGGCTTTATAATCCTATCCCAAGAATCAACTACCATGGGATGGATTCCAGTTACGATAGTCGTTTCAACTTGCTCAACCTTACCGCAATTCTTACAAACAATATTCTTTCTCTTTACATACTTGCCCCTAGTAGCTACTATCATTATACAGCCTAGATTCTTAAAAGAATTCCCAAATAGAAACTTAGATCGTTTATCTTTTACGGAAGAATCTGAAACTAGATTTTCTATAGTGGTAATGGGGGCATTGGTAACTTTTTTCGGAATTCTCTTCTTAGATTGTCTCTTCATTTTCTGATTCTCGTCCATCTTTCTTTCCTACCTCCTAGATCCAAGTATATCTCGTGGTGGTTTCTATACATCTTTCCAAGAAATCGGCTTAGAGATTCCTATGCATTTTTCAGAAGATCTCCCCCTTGCCATTGAACAAATTGTCTAAAGCTAGAAACGAGAATCAATTTCTCTGTAATAAGAAGAATCTCGTCTGTCTAATCGACATATATAAACTAGTCCAGCCTCCAACAAAGCTGGATTCATTATACGATGTTTAAGAATAAGACAAAAAAATCATCAAAATCTTTCATAAAACCACAGTTTTCTTAGTTGTATATCTAAGAAAGCTAACTTTGAGTAAGAACTAATAGGAGTAACCAGGTAGGGAGTTTTCTCAACAGATAGTTCTTGGATGCTTCTTACCTTAAAGAATGATAGTTTCTTAAGAGTGTCGCTTTCAATCCAAGAAATAGGCTGGTCTTCAGAGTTTACTCGTATTTTGTTCAAGAATCTAAGGACCAAGTAATCTAATAGGTCTGATCTTTTGGTCTCAAACTTTTCCCTACAAAGTAACGAATCGAAGATTCATTCACAATATAACAATCTATAGAAAGTAAAGAATCTGAGTAATAAACTCACAATGTACCACGTCTTTGTATTCTCACCGATTAGAATTTGTTGCCAAAGATCATTAATTTCAAACCAATCAGAATATAACTCGTTTTGAATGGTGGATGGTAGAAAACTATCTCTTATATACTCAGTAATGTAGTACTACCAACCTGGAAAGGTTCAAACATTATTCTTGGCTCTTTCTTTTTTATGATACTAGCAAAACTAGTTAAGCAGCTCCAGTTTCTGGATCTATGGACGTAAACAGAATGTAAGGAATAACACATCCTCCCTGGTCAGTTACTATTTGCGTATTTAGAATTGAAGATGGAAGGTTGTACGTAATCAGACCACCCCGACCTCCAACAAACGGAGCTGGAAACCGAGTGCCAAGAATTCCATCGGCTATTAAACCGCTGAGACTATAAGTCGAGGCAGTTGCTCCAGATCCCACAACATATCCTTTTACTCTCTGACCTACTATATAGATTTCGTATCCACTTGTGGTCCAGGAAGTTCCGAAAACACCAATTAGATATGTACTTCCGCCTACCAAGTTCACATTAAAGCTAGTCTGAAAAAGAAGCGCGTATCCGGAAATAGACCCCTCACCTGAGAATCCGAACCAACCGTCCGTATAACTAGCGGTTGAAAACGTATTTCCAGTCTTGGTATATATACCAATCTCAATAGTGTACTCATTACTCCAAGTTGCTGGTGAGGTTTCTAGATTATTTGTAAGCAAGATAGGTAATCTAACCGAGACAGCACTTACATTCCCAGGGACATATACTAAAGAAAAGATCGGCACTGCATCATAACATCGGTGCGCTTCCGTTAGTTCTGGGATGGCGTTATTTCCGAGAGTGCAGAACCATCGCATTGATGAGAAAACAGTACTTCCGCCTACCAAGTCAACGTAAGATCCACCATTTATAGATTTCTTTAGTTTCAAAGTCGAGCTATCAAGGATAATATCACCCTCATTAGAACTAGATACAGAAGGAGATGTACAAGAACGAAGATTTTCCAGTACCTCTGTAAGAGTGCCTCGGAATTCCATTTCTTTATAGGGTCGCTCCAGTTTCTGGATCTATCGATGTAAAGAGAATGTATGGAACAACAAATCCTCCCAGGTCAGATTTTATCTGGGTCGCAGATATGGGTGAAGGCAAAGCGGCGGTTGTCGTAGAAAACCGACCCCCAACAAGCGGAGCCGGGAACCGAGTACCAGCACCTCCCTCTGTTACTAAGCCTGCTATACTTACAGATGGTCCCGACATCTGTTTTCCAACTATAAACGCGTTGCCAGAAGTATTTGCCCTAGCAACTAGAACCCCAACTAAGTAATAGCTCCCAGACGCCAGCACCACAGAATTATTTTGTATCGCACTAGATGATATATTAACAAAGTAGGCCTTACTATTCAGTAAAGTTGAGGACCCACTAAACGATACTGTTGCCGTCTGAACGAGAGCCCAGGTTGAGAAACCTCCAGTATATAAACCAAAAGTTGCCGTATATGAGTTTGCTCCACTGGCGGTAAAATAAAAAGCCAATCTAATTAATTTTGCTGTCAGATTTCCTGGTACATACATAGAACTTAGCACCAGGTACTTATCGGTAGCTTGTGTAATATTAGTTAAACTCACCACAGCTGAGATTCCATCTGTCGCGGTAAACCATAACAAACTTAATGGTCTGCACCCTATTTCCGAATACGATCCACCACTAATAGAGGCTTTTAGCTTCATATCATTGGCATCTAAGATAATATTAGCTTCGTTAGAACTTGATACAGGTGGTGATGATACCGCCTTAAGAGTTAGTTTTATCTTTTTGGTTGTACCCTTAAATTCCAACTTACCAGAAAACCTCCTTCGACAGTTATTTTAGACAGCAGCTATAACCACCCTGCCATTAAATCTTGAATCTGGACTAGAACTAACATATATTCTTACATTATTAGAATCAATAATTGTAATCTGATCTGGAAATACAAGATTTCCAGTAGACGTATCCCACGTGCTAACTAACAGGGCTGAAGAATTAAGATTGTGAGTAAACGTTATGTAATAGTTACCGGTTCCAGAAGTCCACGATGTCGTATTATTGAACGTAGTTGTGTACCTAGAAAGAGATCCGCTAAAACCCGAGTAACCACTAAAACCACTTACTCCAGAGTAACCACTAAAACCAGATTTACCACTAAAACCACTTACTCCAGAGTAACCACTAAAACCACTTACGCCTGAATAGCCCGAGTAGCCACTAAAACCAGATTTACCACTAAAACCACTTACTCCATCTAGTCCTTGAGAACCAGAATAACCCGAGTAGCCACTAAAACCAGATTTACCACTAAAACCACTTACTCCATCTAGTCCTTGAGAACCAGAATAACCCGAGAAACCGCTTACGCCAGAATAGCCACTAAAACCACTTACTCCATCTAGTCCTTGAGAACCAGAATAACCCGAGAAACCGCTTACGCCAGAATAGCCACTAAAACCACTTACTCCATCTAGTCCTTGAGAACCAGAATACCCACTAAAACCACTTGTTCCCGAATACCCACTAAAACCACTTGTTCCTTCGAGACCTTGAGAACCAGAATATCCTGAGAAACCACTTACGCCCGAATACCCACTAAAACCACTTGTTCCTTGAGGACCAGAATACCCCGAAAAGCCGCTCGTACCAGAATATCCACTATATCCACTCGTACCTGTGGGGCCTTGAGGACCAGAATACCCAGAGAAACCACTTACACCAGAGTAACCCGAAAAGCCACTTGTTCCAGAATACCCACTAAATCCACTAGTTCCCTCAGGTCCTTGAGACCCAGAATACCCACTAAAACCAGAAACACCTTGTGGTCCAGAATACCCTGAAAAGCCACTTACACCAGAATACCCACTAAAACCACTTATTCCTTCCGGACCCTGAAGACCAGAGTATCCAGAGAAACCACTAGTACCACTTATTCCAGAATACCCACTAAAACCACTTGTTCCCGAATACCCACTAAAACCACTTGTTCCCGCAGGACCTTGCAACCCAGAATATCCAGAGAAACCACTTTCGCCCGAATAGCCACTAAACCCAGATGTTCCTTCTGGTCCTTGAGAACCAGAATACCCCGAGAAACCACTTATACCTGAGTAGCCAGAGAAACCAGATTTACCACTAACACCACTCGCCCCAGAATACCCCGAGAAACCACTTACACCCGAGTAACCACTAAAACCAGATGTTCCTTCTGGTCCTTGTGAGCCAGAATATCCCGAGAAACCACTTACACCCGAGTAACCACTAAAACCAGAAGTACCTTGTAGTCCAGAATACCCACTAAATCCACTCGTTCCTATGGGACCTTGTGGGCCTGAATATCCAGAGAAACCACTTACACCTGAGTAGCCCGAGAAACCACTTGTTCCTGTAGGACCTTGAGGACCCGAGTACCCACTAAAACCACTTTCACCCGAGTAACCACTAAAACCACTCACACCTGTAGGACCTTGAGGTCCAGAATATCCACTAAATCCACTTACACCAGAGTAACCAGAGAAACCACTTGTTCCTTCGGGTCCTTGAGGACCAGAATAGCCCGAGAAACCACTAAAACCACTCGTACCTGTTGGGCCTTGAGGTCCAGAATATCCACTAAATCCACTTACACCAGAGTAACCAGACAAACCACTTGGTCCCGAGTAACCACTAAAACCAGAAATTCCTTCTGGTCCTTGTGGGCCGGAATATCCACTAAAACCAGACCTCCCACTTACACCCGAGTAACCCGAAAAGCCACTGGTTCCAGAATACCCACTAAATCCACTCGTTCCTGTAGGGCCTTGAGGACCAGAATACCCAGAGAAACCACTCGTACCAGAATAGCCACTAAATCCAGACGTTCCTTCTGGGCCTTGAGAACCAGAATACCCAGAGAAACCACTCGTACCAGAATAGCCACTAAATCCAGAAGTACCCTGGGGTCCAGAATACCCAGAGAAACCACTTACACCAGAGTAACCCGAAAAGCCACTCGTCCCCTGGGGCCCTGGTTCTCCACTATATCCACTATATCCACTCGTTCCAGTGGGACCCTGAGAACCAGAATATCCCGAGAAACCACTAACGCCCGAATAGCCACTAAAACCAGAAGTTCCAGTGGGACCCTGAGAACCAGAATATCCCGAGAAACCACTAACGCCCGAATAGCCACTAAAACCAGAAGTTCCAGTGGGACCCTGAGAACCAGAGTAGCCACTAAATCCACTTAGACCCGAATAGCCACTAAATCCAGAAGTTCCCTGGGGTCCTGGTTCTCCACTATATCCACTATATCCACTCGTTCCAGCGGGGCCTTGAGACCCGGAATACCCAGAGAAACCACTCGTACCCGAATAGCCACTAAAACCAGAAGTTCCCTGGGGTCCTGGTTCTCCACTATATCCACTAAAACCAGATGTTCCCTCTGGACCCTGAGAACCAGAGTAGCCACTAAATCCACTTAGACCCGAATAGCCACTAAAACCAGATGTTCCAGTAGAGCCCTGGGGTCCGGAATAACCCGAGAATCCACTCGTTCCAGAATACCCACTAAAACCAGATGTTCCCTCTGGACCCTGAGAACCAGAATATCCCGAAAAGCCACTCGCGCCCGAATAGCCAGAGAAACCACTTGGTCCAGAATAGCCACTAAAACCACTTGTTCCCTGAGGTCCTGGTTCTCCACTATATCCACTATATCCACTCGTTCCTTGAGGGCCCTGACAACCAGAATACCCCGAAAAGCCACTCGTGCCCGAATAGCCAGAGAAACCACTTGTACCTGAGTAACCAGAAAAGCCACTTGGGCCAGAATACCCAGAGAAACCACTTAGACCCGAATAACCACTAAAACCAGATGTTCCCTGAGGACCAGTCTCCCCACTGTATCCACTAAAACCAGACGTTCCCGAAACGCCTTGTGGACCAGAATAGCCAGAGAAACCACTTGTACCTGAGTAACCAGAAAAGCCACTTGGCCCCGAATAACCACTAAATCCGGATGTTCCCTGGGGTCCAGCTTCTCCACTATACCCACTAAATCCCGAGTAACCACTTAGACCAGACCTTCCACTATAACCACTAAAACCCGAATAGCCACTCGAACCAGGAGCATCCCCACTATAGCCCGAAAAGCCACTAAATCCCGAGTAACCACTTAGACCTGAGTAGCCACTAAAACCACTAAAACCCGAATAGCCACTGGTTCCCGAAGGCCCAGAAAAACCACTAAATCCCGAGTACCCACTTAGACCAGGCCCCCCACTATAACCACTAAAACCCGAGTAGCCACTGGAACCTGAGTAACCAGACAATCCGCTAAATCCTGAGTACCCACTATAACCACTAGGCCCTGGGGGTCCAGAGGAACCACTATAACCGCTCCTGCCCGACTGGCCACTAGCTCCAGAATAACCGCTAAATCCACTCTTGCCAGAGAAACCACTCAACCCACTTACACCTGCAGGACCTGGCTGCCCAGACCAACCACTAAAACCTGAGAAACCAGACAAACCAGGTACTCCGGGTAAGCCACTCCAACCAGAGTATCCACTCCATCCAGAAAAACCACTTTGTCCACTAAAACCACTAAAACCTGATTGGCCTGGTTCTCCACCACCGCCACTACCGCCACTACCTCCTTCTCCCCCACCACCACCGCCGCCACCAGTACCAGCCGAAGAACCAGGGCCACTATACGAAGGAGGAAGATACGAAGGTGGAGGTTGCTTATCTCCTGCGAAACCTGGAGGAGCAGGCATAGCCTGAGGAACTGAACTAGGGGTTGAAGGCGTGGATGGAGTATGAGTTCTCTCAGAAAAGGATTCCCAGGGACAATTTCTATCTCCTATTGGATTAGCTCTTTCTGCATATTTGGCTAGTCCTGTTTGATCACATCTCTTACGACCATCAGTGTTTATGTCTTTGTCAGCTCGAAGATTAAACTCATCTTTGGTCCATATTCGAATCTCACCATCAGCAATAATATGAATCTTCTTTCCAACTTTCAGAAATAAGTTTCCTTCTGTTTCAAGGTGAACATCGTCTTTAAATTTCGCATGGAATTGTCTCTTAGTAATATCAACCCGGAAGAAATCTCCAAGATACGTTCTAAATAGAAATTGTTCCTGTTCTTCTCTCTCATCTAAAACAAGGACGGTTTGATTATCATCAACTTTACAGATAGATGCTATGTCACCAGCAGGCGGGTTAGTCAGGAGGCGCTTTTTCCCTGTAATTTCCCAGCGCTCATCTTGAGGGTCGTCAGATATGACAATCGTTCTGCCTTCTGGAGATTTGAAGAGAACCCACTTATCTTCATACTTTCCGACTTGGCACTCAGGTAAGACTTTCGAAGATTCAATTTCCAGGGATGCAAAATAGTAGGGTCTGTTTGCATTTCCCTGCTCAAAAAAGACCCAAACCCAAGACCCTTTTCTAGGAACTAAGCAAGCACCATAGTACCAATTCTCAGGGTTCGCTTCTAAGTTTCTTCCACCCAGATACGTATTAGCTGGACGGGCCCAGATTGCCTTTTCTTTATCTAGCTCAGGCATCAAAGCTGGAATCCAGACCTTGACCCTGCCAAATTGCTCTGGGTCTCTATTATCTATGACTTCTGCTCTGAAGAAGCCATTCAGAAGTTGCTCCATTTTCTACCCTATCCACCAGAAAGTTAGTTTCCTTTCCATACCGTTGCTTATAATCTCGTTACAATTATCTCGATAGCTTTTGATATACGGGTATAAGAATAAGAATGAAACTTCGAGAAAAATGAACCAGCAATGGTTGATCCTTTAAGCTCAGAGCAAATAAAGAATGAGACAAACCTACCATAATCTTCCAGCGCAGCCACAAAACTAGATCCAAAACTACGAAATAATACTGACGAAAATACAAAGGGGCTTATACCCGGCATAATAGAAAAGTCAGATAGGGCAGCTACAAAACTAGTAATCTTGGAAAAATCATATGATTCTAACCTATCTTTTATTAGATCAGGAGAGAACCCAGACATAGAACTAGCTCTTAGATAAAGTCTATCTCCACTGGGGATACTAAAAAACGAACTCAAAACATAACACGCGACCATAAACTTAAGAGAGCCAATAAGATAAGAGTAACTTGTAAGAAGACCATATTTCTTACCAAATACTCGAATTAAGATAGCAGATAAGAAATCGCATATAAAAGAGGCATAGTCCTCTGACATTCGGCCTCGTTCTAGACCATGCACATGATACAAAATAAACCCGTACAATGCTAGACCATATAAATTTCTGTAATCAACTCGACCTATGTTACTGGCAGAAAAATAAGATATGTTTAAAAAGACTTGTTTCTCGGACTTAACATACGCTGCTGGTAAAACATATGAGGGAGCTAAACATATGGTAAATGCTTTTGGATTATTTTGTAAGAATCTAACTAGTGGCTCCTTACTATAATGGCTAATCGTAGGAAGGCTAGAGCCAATAATAGAAACTAGGTCTTTTTGGGTGGCAATTTGTTGAATTTGACCCAATTCTGACTTCGTTTTTGCAATATTAGGGGTCTTTTCGAGTAGTTCAAAGTCGTATTTTTTCTCCTTTCCAGATCCAAGAAAAGAAACAATTCTAGCCATGCTCCAGACTGCTTGACCTCTCTTTCTTATATATACGCACCTCTGAACCTATGTAAAGCAAAAAAAGAGACAAGACCCTAAGAAAAACTAGTTTCTCTATAAGGGAAAAGACCTAAGATCAGAAACTGGTTTTGGAAGAAATCTATCTCTTGCAACTTCTAGGATTGCGGCAAAGTCAGGAACTAAAATTGTGGGCATTACGAATTCCTCTATGCTGTAAGCCCCATTAACGAAAAGAATAAGAGGCCAAAGAACCACAGTTCCATATTCCTGGTAAGATACATAGTCTGGTCTGTATTTAAGTTTCGGGGTCATAGGAATCTGTTTCGATCTTTGTAATAAGTAGAATAAGTTCTTCTCAACTGCCCACACCTCAAAAGATGGAAAAATAAATAGTCCATTCTCAGTCTTATACTGAGCCCTTAAGTTATCAATATCCGTAGTTAAAGATATGTTAGAATTTGTCTCGGCGTCCAGAGTGTACATTCTTAAGATTTACTCTCCTTTTTCCTCTGGGTTTTTGTCGCTTAGAACCATTCCAGGATAATGGTTTGACCACCAAGAAGGAAACTTAGTCCAAGATTGAACCGCTAATCTAGAATTTATTTCTTCCAGATCATAAGTATCGAAGACTAAATTCGATAGACACCAAAGATAGTCTCCCTGAACTAAGTTAATAGGAATATCAAGTTTTCCATTATGAAATTTTTCATGCATAGTTTCTGTCAAGGGAACATAGCCTAGACGATTTTGATAGTGGATTTCAATTACATCTCTCGCAATATCGAAAGTACAGAACTCCTTCTCCTCTTTCATATATTTTTGAATCACACCCTTAACTAAAAGAAACAAAGAAGGAATATGGTGATGAATACAAATAGAAACATCTTCTTTGCTTTCAAACGTTATGGCGCATTTGCTAACTTTTAGAACTTCAAGAATGTATTGTCTCCAAAGAGAAAATTCATAGCTCTTTCTAACGAGGGATTCTACGTTCTTTATAAATTTAACGAATTGTTTATCATCTTCAAACTCTCTAATTCTTAAAGACAAAGAAAAGGCGTAGTTAGGAGAAAAAAGAATCTTATCAGAAGTATTCGCAGTAATAAGACTAGATCTATCTTCCTTGCTTTCTGGTTGGAGAAAAAGACCCTCTTCCTGTTGCTTAAGAAGATCTTCTAAGCAAATACTTGGTTTATCCTGCAATTCTTCTTTTCCTCTCTTTTATCTTTTTATGTATATTTTACTAAGATAAACTATTCAGTAACCTCTTTCTAGAGACTCCAATTCTAGAAAATATAGGATTTTTCAATTGGCTTGGTTCAACAATATCAGAAGAAAGCTTCATATTCGCAAATAAGACTCGATAAGAAACAGCTGCGCATAGATCTTTAAATGGGTGTATACAAAAATAAACAGAGGAGGATACATTGTCAACAACACAGAGGTCAGTCCATCCAGATAACCTAGCTCTAAATCTTAGTTTTCCTTGTGCCAAAAGATCATAGTTCTGGATTGATTGCCTAGATAAAATCACATGGAGCAATTTAAAGTTTTCCGGCTTGTAATGAACCATAGCTTCCAAACTAGGAGGAGATCCAGATGTAAGAACCCTAACTAATTTACTTGTATATACTTTTCTCCAGGTTCTATACAACTTTTTTGTAATTCTTCTGCCCGCCATCACAAATAAATTTAGTAGAGCAGGTCTGGTTATATCCGAGATTAGAACTTTGCTAATTTTCTCAGCAGGCATCTTAAAGAAAAGACACTTGACACCAAGAATTACGTTCACCGATTCTTCCGAACTGGCCTTTGACTTCTTAAATTCTTCAGTTGAGCCTGTAAGGGTTTGACCTTTCTCACCAAAATCATACTGAAATTTTTGCGAAGTCACAACATTGTCAACTAACTCAGATTTGGTTAGCCGGATAACAATCCATGTTGGATCTGGATATAACTCAGTTACTATAGTGGGTGCACTACGGGGCTCGGCACTAATCGTAGGTGGGGGCGTGGAACTAGGAACAGGACATGGGCCACCAGCACATGGTCCTCCTCCACCTTTGCCAGCAGTTGGATGGGGCCCTTTGGGGGGCGGGGGCGAATAAGGTACAGGCAAGTTAGACCCAGATTGCGATTTTTCTACTGATAGTTGCCATGGTATCTTAAAAGTATCGGAGAGAGAAGAACTTGGCTTTAACCCATACCTCCGAAGAATAGAAGATACTAGTCTCTCAAGGCCAGGTTTATTGATCTTAAATGTTCGTTCCGCCCCTGGTATTTTCATTACACTCCTAGCCCATTCTGGAAGAAGAGAATTAAGAATTATATCTAGACTATATATAAGAGCTAGACGCTCTATAGATTTTCCGATTACAGCGGCTACGTTATCATCAACATCATCTGAAACCAAAACTGGGATTATATAGATCATATTCGTTTTACCCCCAGGAGAAAAAACTCTAAGAAAGAAAAATATGGTGCTTAGTAAGACTTTGATGCCAAAAGATTCGTAATCTTTGATTCAGGCAAATCTTCTAAACAAGATTTACAAAGATTCTGAAAACTACAAAAATAACAACTTTCTCTTTCATATTCGGGAGGTGGAATAGTAGATTTCGATAAGTATTCTAAAAGTTTGAGAGATCGATTCAGAAATGTCTCTCCTACTTTCTGGTCATAGGGAAAAGTCTCGAATTGAATAAGTCTGTCTTTAGGTTTGTAGTAAATTATCTCAACGTTACGAATTGAATAACCGTATTCTAAATTTAAAACGCAAGCATATGTTTGGACTTGGTCAAAATCTTTCTTGCTTGGTAACCCAGTCTTAATATCAAAAAGAGTAGATTCTGTAATCGCGTCAACTCGGCCTTTTAACATGTATGTATCTGACTTAAATGATTTCTCAGTCTCTAAGAACTGATAGTACTTATAGAATAAAGAATGAATAAAGGTGCCAATTTCTTGGTCAAAAACTAAGAATGGATCTTCTTGCTTCTCTTCTAGGGGGTACTTTTTTCTCGTAAAGTAGGCAGATCGCAAACAACCAACTACCTCAGAGACCGAGTTATAAGTCTTTGTGTACGAAAGCTGCCTTCTTTTTTGTTCCCTAAGAACTGATACCAAATTAGACTTAAACAACTCGTAATCAAAACAATGGGAAATAGAAGAAGGCTTAGAACTATTCCCAGAATAACTAAGACTAAGATCTGAGTAACCTGTTGTATTACTAGCACTTAGTTCCTCTTTTTTAACTTCCCAAAACGAGGTTTCTTCCTTATCAGATACTTGGCTGCTAATAGTAGTAGAAATCGAAGTTTGCTTATTAGACTCTAAAATCTTTCTTTTCTTATTTTCTTCCTCCACTATTTCTAGAAGCTTCGAATAAATAGACATTGTTCTGTCCTTGTGGTTTTCTAACATATCGAAATTTCGTTACATTACTTGGCATTTTCAGAAGTTATTTCTCGTATTAGAATTGCAAACTCAACCAACGATTCTCTTAGTATATTATAAGCATCAAATGCAAGCCTTCCCTTCCTAGAAGAAAAATACGCAGCAACTTCTGGTTGCTCACTAATAGGCCTTCCTAAAAGCAATCGATCACATGCTAACCCAAGCCCCACCTTTTCTACCTTTTCAGATATGTATTTCTGGACCTTTGAGCTGGTTCGATCTTTCATCTTAGAGACTTTCTTAATAACCGATTCTCGAATCATTTTCCTTGTTTCCTGCTCAAGAAGGGCCTGTTTTGCATAGAGCTTAGCAGAATCAGAAGCCAACTTTGCCTCTTTTAAAAGTTTGCTTTTTGAAGAAGGCACAGACCCGGTAAGAAATTTTGAAGCAACATAATGCATATCAGAATACATCTCAATGAGAACCGATAAGACCGCAGCCTTGGTGGTCATGTATTCCTTTATAACTTGAGGACAACATATTCCAGATAACTCAGTTACTGGCTTTTGAAAAAATAAGTAATCTAACGAATACAAACATTCCAAGATACGAACTTTTGTGCTTTTGGGCAAAGAAACAGACATGTGTATATCCCCCCTTAAATGTCCTAATCGTCTTCACTACTAGACCCAGACGAATTAGCAGAACTAAATGTATGCAAAGATCTTTTAGATGGAATAAACCTTTCATCCTCTAAAAGCTCCAAACGAACCTTTCTAGTATCATCTGGAAACTTTACATTTTTAACCGAATTCAGAATTTTTACCAGAGCAGAGATGGTGGCGCCTTTCTTACCAATAATCTTACCATAATCGCTCTTATGAGCTTGCACTTGGATTAGAATCATTTTCGTAGTTAAAAGAATACCAATCTTCACATCTTCTGGTTTGCATACCAGATTCTTTAGAATATTATATGATGCATCCATCAGAGCTTCTTTCATATTTGTTGTCATGATTGTTAGTTCCTCCTCTTTACGTATTTCTTATTCTCGTTCCTTACTTGTATATATAGTTTTGTTCAAATCTTATGCTTTTCTTTTCTTCGAACTTCTTTTTAGTAAGGATCAAATTTCTAACTTTCTGACCTATGTCTACTAAGAACTACTCGGTCTTTTGCTTTTCCCCTATAAGCATAAGAAAGTCTATAGTTTCCATACATATGCGCTAACTTACAAGTAAAGAAACTACTCCAAAAAGAACTCATTGGGAATGCGCATTGGATTTCATCTGCAACGGAAACCGCAACGAAGTACCTGTCTTGGTAAGATAAGACTTCAACGGAAATCTGACCAAGTTCATATAGATGATCAAGGGCGTAATCTAAAGATACTTTTAAAATTGGAGGTATGATCCTATACAAAATCGGGTCTTCAACATCGATATAAGGCAAACATGGCTTTATATCACATACTATAGAATCATTATGGTATACATCTATGTTGGTGACAAAAGAAAGATATAGAACAAAACAATGAGCCTCAAACCAATTACTAAACTCAAAGAACTTAGTAATATTTTGATACGAAACTGCTATAATACACCCATCTCTTTCCCAGCTTATGACATATATGGTATGAATCTTAGGAATAACATCTTTCCTAAGGTACTTTTCCAAAGATTGTAGAATGTATTCTCTTCTAGTCTTATACGTCCTATACTGACGAATATTTCGAAGTAATTTCCGAATCGATGGCATCCGTAACATTTTTCTCGAACTCCTCTCTAAATTTCTGATCTGTCATATATCTTTCGAGAGCATCTCGAGTTCGAAATTTAACATTTGGCATCGTTTGGAGGTAATTCCAGGCCCCCGATACTATTCTTTTAGTCAGTTTCAAGAAAGAGAAATTTGACCAAAAATCACTAAACCCACTATTATAATCTAGAATTAGAGGAACTCGAATATTCAAAGCAAAAAGCTTATTCTTAGAACACTTAGCAATAACCTCAATTCCATCAAATCCATACATATCTGGTTTAAGAGCGGAACTTATAGTAAGTTCTAAAAGATGAAACGCATTGTATTTTAATGAATTCCCGCCCGGCATCTCTTTTCCAGCAGATAGAAACTTCAAGTCTCTGGGTGTTGCATATGGTCCCAATTGAAGAAGATCTCTAAGTTGGTTTACAACAATAAATAAGATATTGTACTTGCTACAATTAGCAACGTACTTGGGAATCAACAAAGACATTAATCTACTTCGATAACCTACCACCTTAGCAGGATCTGTAGTTTCTAGTTCTTTTTCAGAAAGTGTATTTGCTAAACTATCCCAAACTACGATACTAGGTACATCAACCAGTTGCTTGCTTTCTTTAAACAAACACATAGCCTGGAGGACCTTAAAAACTTTCTCAAGAGTTAAGTCAGTATAAGGTTTAATCTTGGGGTTTCGAACCCCCAATTGAGCCAATCTTTGAGTTGTAACTGCGTGTTCCGAATCCAGATATACACTTAAACATTCTTTTCCAAACATATTTTGAGCATTTGCAATTACTTGGGCTGCCAAGGTGCTCTTACCACATCCAGGAGCTCCTGTGATAACTGGCATTGTGCCTATAGCAAACCCACCTCCCAAAATAGCATCAAGAAGGCGGATTCCTGTTGGAATAAGGTTCTTAGTTCCGCTAGAAGATTCTATCTTAGCCTGAACTCTCATGTATTCAGAAAACTGGATATAGATATCCTCCTTGTCCTCGTCAGTAGATGGCTCTGAGAGGCTTCCTTCTTGAGATTCTTCAAGAGAAGTAGTTCTGGGTTTTCTTCCTCTTCTTTTAGGAGAGCCAATGATTTCTTCGCTTGGTGGGGACAATGAACTTAGCTCTTCATGAACCTTAGACGCAGCAGAAAAGAAATCATCCACCACTTCCGACTCAAATCTAGGTTCTTCCAGAATAAGAGAATCATCATTAGAAGACAATAAGTTATCTTCTGGGAAATTTGGTTCGTTCGTTTCATAAACCAAAGCAGAATCCTCATCATTTACATCTAGATGAGTTTCCCCGCCCCCCTCACCTTCTTCTACAAAGACTCCATCTTCAAAAATTTCTGAGCTTCTTTTTATCATCTTTCGCCTATCCTCCTCAGAAAAAATGTTGGGTTTCATCCAATTATTGTTCTAGAAGGAAAAGAAACAAGAATCATTTTTAGATAGGAATATATGACCCCTAAAAGATGGTACATACACTCCTACTCGGAACAAAGAGGGATTTGTAGAAAGAAACTGAGTTACCGCTCTTTTAACATCCGGAATATAATCAAAGTCATCTATCAAAACATGGGTACAGAACTTAGAAAATAATGCTAGATCAGAATAACAAAAATCAAAATCATGGTTTCCATCAATGTATCCGAGATCAAAACTAGAAGGAAGTTCTTTTATTGTGCTTGAATCGCATATCATAAATTCAATCTTCACCGAAGGAAACGAAGAAAGAAGTAACTTTTTAGCATGTTCAATATAGCCAACCATACCACCATGCAAAGACGAGTTGTTATCTATGCCAAGATATCGTTCTACATATTCCTTAGCCCCAGATAACAAGGCATAAGATGAGTAACCCCCACGAACACCAATTTCTACGATTGATCTAGGTCTGAGTCCTCTAGCAAAGAAATATAGAAGATTGTAGTATCTTTGTTTATAACTTTCGTAATCCTTGCTTGTCTTATCCCCTGGAACCCAAATAGAAAAAGGAATCTCCCACTTTAAATCTAAGAATTCTTCTCTCCTATCCAAAAGATCACATCTTATGAGATTCACTCTTCTCTATATCCTTTCTTTGTTAGATATCTAGGACATCTTTAAGATTAGTTAGAGAAAATGATTCATTCTCGTCTTCAGGCTCTTCGTCAAAATCATCGTCATCAGACAAGAACTCATCAACATCAAGATTATCGTCATCTTGTTGTAGGTACATCATTTTAGGTACATTCCTCCTTCCTACTAAAAGTTTAACCTCCTCTTATTTTTTCTAAGATATAGGCAAGACAATATTGAAAATAAGTAATGCCGCAATAATAATCTTTAGAACCTTTCGGATAGTCAGATCTTTACTAGAATCAAAAACTGGAGTCCTCAAATAAGTTACTAAGTATATACTACGTCTCTTCTTTCATCTGAGATTCCATCTTTTCCAGAAAATCATAGTACCTTGGATTTTCCTTAAGATGGGCCTTAGCAATCGCCTTAGCAATCTGGGGATTATCTGTATGTTCCATTTCGACTTTGATTCCTTTTTCTAGTTGATCTGGAAGAAAGTCTGAATCTGGATCCTGACTATGCTTCAAGTCTTCCAATTTAATGGAGATAGGGCTTGTATCTTCTTCCCTTAGAATCTTTCTTAGAGCCTCATCTAAAAATGCATCTAATTTTACTGTCTTGAGTTTCATATCTTTTAGTTTCCTCCCTCTAAACTGGCTGAGATCTAGAAACCTCGATAGGAGTTCTTAGCAACGAGACAATTGTTCTACAATGCCACTCAGGCCCCCCAGTCACTCGTTGGAAAGAAAACGAACTCGCCTTCAAAAGATACTTCTCTCCAACAACCCCATACTCAATTGTTAGAGGATAGAATAGAACTGGTTCTCCAATCTTCATTAAGTTATACATATAGGTATTTCGAAAGATCTCTAGGTGGATCTGGCTCAAATTTGCATAATCCCTAGTTAATCTAGCATCGATAAAAGTCTTATCTCTTTCATACCCAGTATGAGAAACAATGTATCTAGATCTTTGTATCTCAGAATTAATGGTCAGATTCATACTGGGGTCTGAAATAGATTTCTCCGCAATTTCCTGCTGTTGGCGCTCGAATTTATAAAAAAGCGTATCTTTTGGACTAGAAATAATTTTCTGCGTGTTTCCGTAATAAGTTGGAAAAGCATGTCCTCCATGAACCACTTGCACAGGATCTATGGTATAGTAATCCGTCCCATTGGTACATCTTTCAATGATAGCAGGAAGATCTGGGTGATCAGCGGCTAGAGCATAGATTGTAAATTCTGGAGATCTTAGCATATTTGCATGAAGAGATTCAATCCTAAACACATCGTCAAAAGTATAGAATAGTAACAATGGCCCAGGAAAGATACCAAAATTAAAATCCAAGTAACGAATCGACTGAATATAAGATAAAGGAGGAACTACGACTTGATCCAAGATTGTTTCATTGATTTCTTCCGTTCGCAATTGCAACTTTGGGATCATGGCTTTAGAAGATAAATCTCTAAGAATAACCTCAAGTTTCTGGTTCATGTAAGTTTCATTTACTAAGGTGCTTAGTTTCTGAATGGCATTCTTGACTAAGGCTGTAAAGGTAACTGGAACTCTCTCTGCCGTGCTTCCAAAGGGAGGAGGTGTCCTAGCAGAAATCGTTCTAGTATGAGCAACGGTATCTTCAGTTAGCACAAATAGTTCTAGATTTTGAATAACATTTTCATGAAGTTGGCCATGTTCTTTCATTAAGGAAATAGATAAGCTCCCATGTTGCTGGCGCAATAATTCTTCTACCAGTGATTCTATGGGGTCGATCAGAAGAGAAAACTGAATAACGGGCCATATCGTTAGCAAGGAAAAAGTCATGTTTAAAGAAAGAAGATACCCAGTAACATCTTGAGATCCGATCTTAAGCTCAATAATATAAAGCTCTTTCTGGATACCTGGAATCATTCTACTTTAGTTTCTCTCTTAGTACAAGAACCTGGTTTTAAGATTTTGTTCATTCTAATAAAAGAACGGAACAAATAATTGAAGTATGGTTATGTAGTTTGGAGAAAAAGAGGAGTTATATAAATTGCAAATCCAGGCTAGAAAAGCAATATCTAATCAAAGTACAAAAATTATTCAAGAATGGTTCAAATGTAAAGAGAATTTCGAATATTTCTGTAGGAATTATATTAAGATAGATCTTCCTGGTGCAACAACTTTACTACAACCTTACAAAGAACAGCTAAGAGTCATTAACTTTATACAGGACCAGAAACATGTTGTAATTCTTAAATCAAGGCAGATTGGAATTTCTACGATCATTCAGGCTTACCTAGTATACTTAGCGGTATTTTTTAAGAATGTTAGTATAGGAGTTATTTCAAAAGATGCAGGCGAGGCCACTCAATTCGCCAAAGTATGTACGTCTATGCTTGAGTACCTTCCCAAGTGGATGAAACCGAAATTTAAGAAATCTACAGAACAATCTTTCATTCTAAGCAACGGATCTAAGTTACAAGTCTCTGCAATCTTACCATCTAACCCCCAAAAGACTTTTCGAGGACGAAACTTAACAGTGTTGGTTCTAGACGAAGCAGCACACTGCCAATACATTGATCAAGCATGGATAGGAATGTCTCCTGCTCTCGTTACGAACCAAAAACATGCTCGAGAAAATAACATTCCATATGCTACAATCATCATCTCAACACCTAATAAAACAACGGGTATTGGTAAATGGTTCTTTGAAAAATACAAAGCAGCTTTAAATGGAGAAGGTGCATTCCGAGCCACTTCCGTTCATTGGAAAGATATTCAAGAACTAGGTAAAGCTTGGTACCAAGAGCAATGCAGCCTTCTTGGTTATAACCAAAGCGCTATTGATCAGGAGCTGAACTTAAAATTTATTCCTGGTGAAGGAGCTTTCTTCCCAGAATGGATTGCTTCTAAGTTACAAGAACAAGAAATAGAACCCAAGATGAAAATCAATCTTCTTCCAGGAACTCCCCATGAAGGATGGATCTTCCAAGAACCCGATACATCTAAGTTCTATCTTATAGGAGTTGACACAGCATCTGAATACGGACCTTCCAAAAGTGCAATTGAGATATTTGAATACGATACCTTAGAACAAGTCTTTGAGTTCCAAGGAAAATTACCAATCCTGAATTTCAAGCAAATAATCATAAAGATTGCAAAATTGTATCCAGGTATTCTAATTGTAGAAAACAATAGCTATGCTAATCAAATGGTCAGTGAGCTTGCACTTATAGATGGGATAAACGTATTTTCAGAGATCAAACCTGGGGGGAAGATTTCCTACGGAATTAGCACAAATGCCAAAACTAGACCCCTTATGATAGATGCTTTGTACTCATACGTAAGTCAGTATCCAGAAACAATTAAATCTTCTCGTTTAAAACTCGAACTTGTGGGACTAGTAGAAAAAAATGGGAGGATACAAGCTGACAAGGGAGAGACTGATGATCTAGTCCTCGCATCTTCTTTTTGTTACTACGTAAGGAAGTATAGCCCTCCTCTATCAGCCGTACTAAGAGATAGAAAACCTGGGGAAGAACTACCTTCGGAACTCGACCTACTTAGGTCAATAGCGGGATGGAATTTCGAGTCGAGCGAACAACCATCTATTTCCAACATATATCAAAACGCATCTGAGAGTGCTTCTCTGTCTTCATTGAATCGAGAAATTATCTCCAGAGTTAGACAGAACTTAGAACGAGGGGAAATAGAAGATATATTCATTAGAACGATTCCTTCGATAGCTTCTTAGTAAAACATACATATGTGGATAGTATAGGGGGAAAAAGTACAAATGGATATACTAGACGAAAGTAAAGATCTTTTACAGGAAATCTTTGCTTGGCCTGGTGGAGAACCAGTTATTAGCCTTGACGACCAAGTTACATTGTATACAAGCCCGGATCTAAAACAAAAATTCATAGAAGGAATGTCTGAACACAAACTAACAGCCCCAGTGAGTAAAACAATACAAGAACTAGTTGAAAAAGATAGACTCATTCCTTGTTGGGTTAATAAGGGGCTAGGATCTATAATCTTATTCAAGATCTTTGCTCCACTGGATGTAAAAAGCATCGGTTCTTTTTACGCACCAAGTGAGAACGTCGTTGCATTACTAATGGATAATTCCACTTTTTTTCTTTTCTACATTCCAAATAGAACGCTAGCCTATCTTACCTTGCATGAGTTATGTCATTATGCAGCAGGAAACAGTTCCTCTTTCCCATCTCTAAGCGCAAAAATTCTAACCAAGTACTACGAAGTCCTGTTTCATACTTTATTTGAAATGTTTGCTGGTAAAAGATTAGATCCAAAACCAGACCTAACGAAAAGAGCAACAAAGTACTGGTCTAATCTAGTTAGTAAGGAACAAAAAAGAACTGCAGATATCGTAAAAGGCGATGATATCAAAAATCTAATTCTTAAATGCTTTGGGGACTACCTGGGGTTAAAAGATGTGGCCCAAGAAGTTTCTGAAAATGTGAAGATACTAGTGGACACTGCAAGGAAAGACTTAGGGAAGATTCTAACAAACATTGAGAAATTTAAGTATGTTCTTATACCTCTCTATATCGCTTATGGAGATGGATTGGGGTTTAAGAACTTAACCACATTTGCAATTCAAGAATACTGGTGTGCCTCAGAGGTAATATGCGTATGCGCAGAGAATCCGTCAAGATTTCCTGTTGTTTACAAAGTTATTAGCTCCATCTAAAGATTTCGAACTAAAAAATAGAGGAGAATAGAAAATAGATGCCAATTTCAGCACCTAAAGATCCTAAGCTAAAGGCTCTGGTCTCTAAGTTAGATAGGGCTAAAAAGATCACAGCTATGGCTACGGCCCAAAGGAAAGCCGCCTTAAAAGAGAGCAAGTTTCCCACCGGTAACACAGAAGTAAGAGCTATTAAGAAAGCAGGAATCGAGGCGGCCACCCGAGTTAGAAAAACCACAGCAAGCCGACGAGTCCCAGAATCTCCAGAGGTTGTAACTCAGATTGCCACTGCTGCAGTTGAGGTATCAAAGGTTAGTGCGAACTTAGTTGAGAGACTGGGTGAAATTTCTGCTAAGATCGTCAAAGCGACTGCTCAAAACTTAGGCAAAGCCGTTTCTGATTACTCGAAAGCTATTTCCGAAGACATTAGCGTGAATAAAAGAAATCTAATGGCCCTCTCATTAAGTGCCATAAGCCCTATTGCAGGATACTTTGCATCCAAGTTCTTTGAAACAGAATTCTTTCAAAACATAAAGAATAAGTTTAAAGAGAAGGCATCTGACGTACTATCCCTTATTGGCGAAAAGATAAGAACAGTTCTTAGTAAGATTCCCGTTGTTAAGAGCTTTGTTGCTGGAATTTCTAAGGTCAGCAGGGCAGAAAAGACTGAGGAAATTCCCCAGTTACAACACGGTGGCGTGGTTAAGAAAGCAGGTCTTGCTAAAATTCACGCAGCCGAGGTCATAGGACCAATAGATAAGGTCATTCCTTTTACAAATCGAAAATGGAGACGTGAACTTATTGGAGATGCTCTTAGTCAAATAGGCAAACTTAGTGGAATTAAAATTGGATTTAACAAACTATCTAAGTACTTAACAAAACAAGTTTTTGGAATCTTCTCCGCTATTGGGGCTAGGATAGGTAGGTGGAAACAGACCTACGAAATGTTTATGGCTCGATTTCCTATCTTTAGAGATATTAAAGAGTGGACAGGAGCGATGTATAAATTTATTTCTTCTCCTTTTAGGTTTCTCTTCAAAGTCCGAGGTTACACTTATGCAAAAGATATCATGAGAAAAGGAAGCCTCTTAGAACAGATGGTCCATATTCTAGCCACAACATACGTATCTACAATGTATCGATATGATTATCTTCTTGCATATCTTAGACAAGCCACATATCGACTTGGAATAATCGCACAATTAA